TCACGCATGGTCGAAATGCTCTTTAGCCTGTCGGCTCATTTCGTCGAAAAATTCAGCGGCAGGACGGCCATTGCATTCTGCCACGGCTTCCCGGAACCCCTTCTTTTTTTTCTCGTCCATGACAGTCACGCTCTTGTGTCCCCGGATCAGCTCCAGCAGCCACTTTCCTTCGGGCGTATTGTCTTCGATCATTATATGTGTCATAGCGGTCAGGTATTTAATTCGTCGTAAGGCTATCCTCTTGTTCGGCAAAGATAATAAATTCCGGGATATAACCGAAAAGTCCGTATCGCCGGCGTATCCCTTGATACCTATATAACGAATCCCGTACCGGAAACGGTATGCACGTTCGTATCTTTTCCTGCTGTTTGCGCCCCCGGTTGCTTTTATAGCTCACCCTGTGGACGGCTTGGACCGCCGCCCCTTCCGTTTATATACCTGCCGGACGACGCCCGATATACCGAGTATAACCCTCTCGTTGTCTCGACTTTCGCCGCCGGGTTCGTTTTCGTGTGCAAAGGTACGGTGGACGAACACGGTTCAAGGACCGCTGCCGTTACCTGTAATGAAATTTGACGCAAACTTTCCGGAATCCGGGATTCCGGCCTTTCATAAAATTTCCTTCCGTTTCCTTGCCCGTCGTTCTCGCATCCCCCGTCCGACTCCGCACGTGAAAACATCCCCTTCGGGCGAAGTCGGAAGACATCGAACGGAGGGAAAGAAAAAACGGAAACGATGACAACAACAGAACAGATTACCAATGTGGCCACTGCTTTGGGCTGGAGTGTGGAAACGGACGCCAGTCGTCCCGGCTTCACGGAGTTCGAGTTCCGGCAGTACACGCCCGCAGGACAGGACTTCGGCTTCAGCGTCGAAATGCGGAACGGCGATCCCGACAGCCTCCTGCAAGAGCTGGAAAAGTATTACGAGGCTTACGACTCCGACTATGAAGCCTATCTGTGGATCGGCACGGACGGGCACGGCAAGAACGGCGCCCCTTACCACATCAAAGACATCGTGAGCGATATGGAAGCGGCCGAGGCAATGATCGACACGCTTTATGAAACCCTGAAAACAGCATTGAAATGAGTACGAAACGAAGTTACAAAGCGGAATTTCTGCGTTGGAAGGCAGAAGTGGAGAAAAAACACGGCAAGATGATTTACGACCGTCTTTCGGAGGTCATCGACACGGACGACGACCTGGCCGTCGGCGACACGGTTCTCTTTACAAACGATTATGGAGTGACGTTCGGCCCCCACGAAGTGCTGGGGTTTTGCCGTCCGGACAGTTTCCTTTGTCCGCACCGTTACCCCGAGGACGAGGATTGCGGCATCGTCTTTTCAGACAACGACGCCTATTGGTTCCCCGACCGCCCCGGCCAACTGACGTTGGTACAGAAAGGAGGTGCCGACGTATGAAAGCGATGACGGACGGGGCGATCCTCGCACGGCTCTGCGGCAATGTGACCGCAGGCCGTTTCGACTGGCGCAAATACTGTACTCCGCAGACCTATTTCGGTCGTGAAGTTTGCGTCACGCCGCTGCTCTGTTCCTACGGACAGATAGGCTATGCCGTTCATTTCCCTTATTCCGATATGCCGGAAGTGGAGTACGACTGGGAACTGAACAGCCTTACCATCGACGGCGAGGAGTGGCGAATTTATTTACAGAACACACGATAACGGACAAATTGGATTATGGCACAGAGTTTTTATACCAAATGGCAATATGTCTTCCTTGCGGACGCAGGGTGTTATGTCTCGAGAGAATACCGGAATTTCCAGACGGCGCTCGTCCGTGAAATATCCAAATATGCCAAAGCCGTGGATGCGGCGGTCGTAGCCAAGACCAAGGGGCATTACTTTACGAGCTGTTTTGTCGAGCGCAACGGCAAATTCGTTTACATAAACCATTCCTCCGGATTGTCCCGGAGGATTGGCTCGGTCAGAATAGAACTCGATTCGTTCCTGATCCGCACGGCCCGGCATGCCGAGGACTATACCGGCGGCACCAATCAATATTGCGATCTGTTGCGGTTGCAGTCCATGATCGACCGACTGCTGGCCTGACGCTCCTTCCGGTTCCGGCCCGTCAGGCCGTGACGGCAGACAGCCGCTCCCCGTCCCTTTTTTCTCTGGTCGCCATCCTTTTGTATTCCGCCCAAAAACCTCGAATCGTAGAAAAACGACAAAAACAACCCGTATTTGCATTGGAAAAGCGGCAGGAGGGGCCGGCAAGCCGGCCGACAGCCTCTTGTACCGTGGTGGATACCGATAGTCCGTACCGTCCGTTTTTCCCTGCGGGACAGGAAACGCCGTCCCCTGTTTTATCCGATCGCCTCGGCCACAATATCTTCCAGCAGGAACGGGATCACGCCCACATACATGACGCCATCCTCATCCGTCCACGGCTTGCTGTTGCCGTCCAGCACGACGATCTTGCGGAAGAAGTCGCCGGTGTTTCTCAAAGAGAAGGTTTCCTGTGCCTTCTTTTCCGGCGTGTCTACGTGTAATGCCGACTGGATATACAGTTTGTCATTGCCCACGTTGACCACGAAGTCGATCTTGTATTGCGACGAGCGGCGTCGGCCCTCTATGATTCGCGTCAGTTCTACTATTCCCACGTCTACCGAATATCCCCTGCGGATCAAATCGTTGTAAATCATATTTTCCATCAGGTGCGAACGTTCCTGTTGGCGGAAATTCAACCGCACATTTCTCATTTCTGCCCGTTGTAGAGCGTCACCGACTCCATGTTGTCGAGCGAGAAGCGCCCCAAATCGACCGTGCCGTTTTGAGCGTTGCCCAGTTCGATACCGTCGTAGAAGACCCCGACGTGGTTGGTGCCCATGCTGCGGATGTTCACCGTTTTCAAGCCGCCGACGCCTCCGTAGTCCTTGATCTGGATGCCCGAGAAGTAACGCAGCGCGTCGGCCACGTTGTGCGAATTGAGCCGCTGGAGGCGTTCGCCCGAGAGCTCCTGCACGGGAATCACCTCGCGCCGGACGACGCGGCCCGTCACGACGACCTCCCTGATATGGTAGAGGCTATCCTGGGGCGTCTGTCCGTATGCCTCCGGCACGCACCCTCCCGCCAGTCCCAGGGGAAACAAAAGATATTTATAAAATCCGACAAGCATTTATAAAGCAATCCAACCGACCGGTCCTCGGGTGCGGTTAAATCCATAAATCGTTGGCAGGTCTTCTGACTGACTCCTCATCCGAACTCCTTCCCGGCACGAAACGGCCAGTGGTACAGATTGCCCGGATGATTGGCGGAGCTTCACAGCAGCGGGTCTGTCCGGGAATTTCACCCGGTTCCCTTTTAATCCCCCGACTCGGAAAAAGTCGCTTGGGAACCAATCGGCCGCAAAAATAGTATATATAATCGGCAAAACGAGATGCGACGAAGTTCAGAACCAGATGCGACTTTTAGAGGGTTGAAGTAATCCAAAACGAAAAGCGACTGAAATTTCGCACACGCGCAGAATATATGTAAAGCAAATGCACGATCCGTTTACATATCGCGGGAAATATGTAAAGCGAATCAAGAAAACATACCGTTCGAATGGCGTTTAACTGCCGCTCGAACGGTTTTTTATTTCAAGATGAATCAATACCAGCTCCATCTATTCGCCTAAATACTCACCCTGGAACAGAGATGCCTGTGCCCGTTCCTCGTAGTTGCAGACCATCCACTCCTCTTGTCTGCGGCGATTTGATTTCGAGGCACTGATCGTCCGCTCGATACGATGGATAATCCATCCGTTCTTCCGGGCATACCGGTCGATCATATCGAACGGGAACATCGTGAGCATAAACTTTCCCTTGACGGTTTCAAGCAATTGCAAGAGTTGCTCCATATTCTGTTCGTTGAATGTATCCTCATAGTGTCCGCAATCGGAGTTCACATAAGGCGGATCGACGAAATGAAAGGTATCGGGAGCATCGTAGCAGTCGATCACGTCGAGAGCGTTTCGGTTCTCAATAGTCACTCGTTCGAGCCGCTGACAAAGCCGCTCTGTGAACTCATCCTTCGCGTTACGCAGTTTCTTGGTCATTGTGCCGCTGAAGTCATATCCAAATGTCCCGTCCATCATTGACGCAAACGACATTTTACAGAGCACCCATACGGCCCATGCCCGTTCGACGGGAGTAAAGAACTGCGGATAAGAGTTGATATGTCCGGCATGGGCGTGCAGGTCCCGGCTGTGTAGTGTTTTGTTAATCTCGTGTTTGAGGTCTGAATAGTAAACTTGCATACACCAGTAGAAGTTTGTCAACTCCATGTTGATGTCATTGATGATTTCAGCTTCGGAGGGCCGTTTGGCGAACAAGACGGCCGCACCGCCGCAAAATGCCTCTGTATAGATCTTATGCGACGGGATCAAAGGCAAAATGTGCTTGAGCATTGTCTGTTTGCCGCCATAGTAGGAAATAGGGGTTCTCATAGTTTGCTATTTTATTAAAATTAGTATCTTTGCGTATCTCATCTACATACCAGCCGTCCCCTGTACAGGAAACGACACAAAAAATTACTCGCAGCAGGAGGTTTTATCCCCCGGTCGCTGCGAGTAATCGTGCATTTGTTGGTATGTAGGTGAGATGACTGCTAACAAACCGGGGGATTTTTTGTGTCCTCCCCCGAAGGACTTTATTTGTCAGATTCGATGCTGACCGTCTACTTCGTCTTTCACTTTTCTGCCGACAACCGACGTATTCCATACATGGTCCATCGCAGCCATTAAAAATTCTTCAATTAATTTACGACTGTCTCCAATGGCGGTTCTCAAATCTTTGTCCAGGTCGTATGGTCGGTATCTCTCTTATAGACATACCCGTTTTGAATACGTAATCCGGCTTTTCCGATCAGGACTTCGAAAATATCTCCCGTGAATACCGCATAGTTGCTCGATCCTTTCACAACGGCTACTCCGTTGGGAGCGATCAGGTTCTTGCGGATGTCTTTCACGAAGTTGAATTGGGCGGCATTCATCGTTGCAGAGGCCGTAAGTTTTCCGGCTGCCGATGCTTCGACCGTAATCCGGATGTAGTACTTCTGGGCTGCTCCAGTGAAAAGATATGAAATCGTCTCGTCGATATTCAAATTCGTGTTTTGGGCTTCAGCCGTGCTGTTTCGGTACAGGGGATCGGCTTTCCCCGTCAAAGCGTTTACCACCTCGATCTTTACGCCCCCGCCACCTCCTTCGGCATTGCCTGTGATGCGGGCTGTAATCCGGGCTGACATCTGTACTCCCTGCCCACAGGTAAACGGCGGACTTGACTCGTAAACATTTCGGACAAAAGGATTGCTTTGTCCCGTAGCCAGTGCGCTCACTTCTTTCGTTTCTATGACACCCGGTACACTCACAGCACCCAGAACCTGCGATATGGACGTAATTCTGTATGGGGTGAGTATGATTTTATCTCCGCTTGCGGCCGCATCGCTCACCTCTACGGAATCGTTTTTGACCTGCAGGATTCCGACGGTTCCTTTGGTTGCGTGTACTTCCCCGTCGGCGTGTACTCTGAACACGGCTTTTTTCCGGTTTGTGTAGTCGGCTCCCGACCAGAAGGGCACATCGTCTTCCTGCAAGCCGCTCACGCCGGCCGTCACGTCGCCTTCAGCATTTTTCAGCAACATCACATTGGTCATTATCAGACCGCCTTTCACCTCGGTACTTCCGTCTTCCATAGCCTTCTTGAGGTACTCTGTCGATTTGATGGATTCGTCTATCGCGTCGTCGATCAAGTCCGACATGTTGCTGCTTATTTCATAATAATCGGAGAATACTTTTCTGAACTCGGTGCCGGTTATCTCGGATGTCGTACTCATATCGGCCAGCAGGGGCGTGAGATAATCTTCGAGTGCCTGGAAATAGACCGTAAATGAATCCGTGGGGACATCATACTTTTCGGCATTCGCCATGATGCTCCAGTATTCGCCTTGAATCCGCACCCATTCATTAGCCACCTGCTGTTTGTCGGATGGCGTCAGGCTCGAATCCGAGGCAATGTAGTCCACATCCAGCTTCACCTGCTCGATCTGCGCCTGCACATCCTCTTCGGCCGTGATGTATCCCGTGGGGGCCTTGTTGCCTTCCGTGAGCTGGATGTCGTAAATGTAAATCGGTCGCCAATAATCGACGTAAAGTACGATTTTTAACAAGGACTTTCCGGATTTGGTCGTATAAACGGCTTCATACACATCAGAATATGGAGCAGATGGCGGGCGTGATATAATGTCGTATCCGTCTTCATAAACGGCACAGAACACGCAGCCGGTCTTGGTTTCCGGCAGTTTGATGCGTGCCTTGAAGACATAGGACATGCCGGCCTTGTAGGTGATCTTACCCCCGAAGCAATCCGTCCAGTTTACGATCTGGCTCGTAGCCGCAATAGCTACCCCTGCATTGCTCGCTTTGTTGGCATCGATCTTCATGTAGGCTCCGTCTGCGTCCGATCCCGAAGTCACCACGTCCGAAACACCCTCTTTGGCGCTGTTCCACGCATAGAGGAATTGTCGGGCTATATAGTTGCGGGCGCCGAACTGAAGATTAGCAATCTCGTCTTTGGCTTCGTTGGCTGCCGTATCATCGGTGTATTTAGATGCTTTGTCCCAATCCGAGCTCTCGAAATTACCCGTTGCACGGGATTCGATACAGCGCATGATGTCGCCACCTTCGCCCTGCGTCCAGATGTCACCCACATCGTAGGGTGTAGTCGGTGTTACGACGAATACACGACGTTTGGCATCGGCCGTGTCCTGCGCCCGCGCCGCCTCTTGCAGGGCCTTTACCGCATCGCTGTCGGCGATCGGCGTCCATTTATAGGTTCCGTCCTCTTCTTTTACCCACCGCCACGATTTGCCCGCATCGGGGTTCGTCGTCTCGTCGCTCGATATGGTGAAGTGAATCTGCGGGTATTCCGCCGGAGTGATTTTGGCATTATCGGTTTTGCGGATGACAAAAGCTATGTAGGGATTGTCGCTTCCGACGGTATAGCTCTGGCTCCATACGTAACTTGCTATAACCGCTCCGGATGACGCTATCGGATTGTAACCCATCGTATAGCCTTCGCCCACCGACAGTACGGCGCCTTTGGGTATTCCTCCGACCGGAGTTTTGAGCCGGATGCGGGTGCTGTCGGCGATTTTGATCTGATCCCAGGTCTTAATGCCGTCGATATAGGATGCACCGATGCTTCCCTGCTCCCAGCAGCCTGCGTCCGTCGGGTCGAAATTCGCGGGCAGCGTATTGGTGAACGTGTCGCCGATATGGTTTTCCTGCTCGCCGTCCGCTATCCATGTTTGGGCCGGTTCATTGTAAAGCGAGGGGGTATAGGGATAGAACCAGTTTTCCACGACACCGTCCAGCCGTTTGTTGATCTCGGACAATTCGCCGGGCAGCGTGTTATCGATGTAATCCTTAGCCTGCTGAGCTTTGCGATCGGCGGAATTGGCAGTGGCCTGGGCTTCGGTGGCCGTCTGATCGATCTGTTCGATGTCGAACTCCTTCTGGAACTGTCCCGTCGCGGGGTCGTAGAGCTTGCCTTGCTTCCAGCCTGCCTCCGGGGTGAATGCCACGCCGACGCCGTTGTCGCCTACCAGCCGGAACAGCTTGCTCCGGGTGTCCAGCAGTGCCTTCTTGTCCAGGCTGCTGATCATACCTTGCAGGTAGATATTATCCAGATAGGCCGAATAGCCCGACATCTGGATCCCGAAGACGGAGAGGTTCGTAAGGTCGCCGAACTGCGCGGCGATATTCTCGGCCGTAAACTCCCAGTCGCTGACATTGCGAAGATAGCGCTGGTAGGTGCGCGTCGAGTAGCGCGAGCTCCACCGGGCGGGATTCGTGAACGAGCCGTAGGCCACGAAGGTCATCGATTCCATCGGATCGATCTGCTTGGTAAAGGTGGCCGACAGGGGGCGCAGCCCGTAGCGGAACCGCTCGTTGCGGTCGCCCAGGACCTCCGTGATACGGAAATAGACCGTTGCGAAGCCTGAGAAAGAGAAGTTGCCCCGGCCGTCGTCGGAATCTGCCGTCGCATTGTTCGACGGGTCGAAGTCGTGGAAGATACCCATACATATATCCCCGACCGCTACGGCGCCGATCTCGCCCTCTTCGAGTTTGAGCGTTACGAGCTTCTGATCCTTGTCCACACTCTCGATCACCCCGGCGCCCGGAGCGCTCCAGTCATCCCCGACGCTGATGCCCACACGGTTGTACCGAAGCTCCGGAACCTCCAGAAAACGACGGATGAAGAGGCTCTCCAGCTCGCCGGCGCCTCGTCCGTCGATCTGTGCACCGAAGCCGGTGATGCCGCTGGCGAAGTCGCTTGTCCGGAATCCCTCGTCGAGTTGCTGCCGCTTAAGGAATCGGGTGATTCCTTCGACCGTACCTCCCCGGCGCTTGTTCAGAAATTCCCGTTCGCTCTTACGCGACGAATAGAGCGTCGTGTCGCTCGCCGGTGTTTCCTCCCACGATTTAATGATGTCAGGAAATTCCGATGAAACCTGCCGGGTTATCTGCGTCACTTCTGAAATCTGATTTTCGATGCGGGAAATACGGCCTGTGGAGAGGACATCGCTCATTTTAAGAGTCATGCTTCCGGGCTGAACGACGGAGCGACTGATCGCGACGATACGGATATCGCGATATCCGGTATCGGGAAAAAACTTGTCGCTTCCGAGCCGAATCCGTTGCCCTGGCTTCAAATCGAGGTTTCTTTTATCGACAACCGTAAAATCCGTCGATGCCTGGAACACGGATATATCTTTACGGCTGTCGGCCATAAAGGTATCTACCGCAGTTTTGAATTCCTGTTCGGCCGCAGGATAATAACTGTCCGGCATACTGATATTCCAGAGCACGTATTCGTTCCCGGGAGCCGGGACCAACGGTTCCGACGGCAACTGCATATCGTTGTCGTAGGGCCATTGGGTGATGATCTCGAATTCCTTCTTTTCCGAGTCGTAATTCACTTCGAACTCCCGTCCGCGAAGCTCTCCGGTCTGAAAGGTCACCCGTTTGACGAGGCCGCCTATTTCGTATTGATTGGGATCGAACGGAATGTCGGGATCGGTGAAATACCAGACCGTAAACGGCGAGCCGTCATCGCTTGTGCGCTCTTCGGACCGTACGGAACCGACCGTACCGATCCGGCGCGGATATATCGCATCGAACGCTTCCTGCTCGAAATATTCGATGATACCGAGGTGGGTATCCTGTTCGACGTACTTCGCCCCGTCGGGCAGTTGCAGCCGGGCATATCCGTACCGATCCGGATCGATGTTGCGGGAGGAGCCTACCGGGAAGAGCCGAGTGAAAAATTTCACGCCATCGGCCATGCTCCGTTCGATTCCTCCGGTCAATCCGTTGCCGTAAGACAACGGGACAGGCTCGCCGAACTCACAGCGGGATATGTTGAGCGTCATCCCGTCGAACCACCACTCCGTCCCGGCGGCAGACGACAGTTCCGAAAGAGCATCGGAGGCGTACTTTCCCGTATATTCGATATCGATGTACTCCGATACGACCACTTCTCCGACTTTCCATTCGGTCGTCCCCATTTTGCGGTTCATGTTAGCGATAATCAGCGCCGCATGTTCGCGTGCCGGTGCCGTGAGTGTCAGAATCGGATTGTCGTCATCATCCGGATTGACCATCAGGACCTGCGTGGTGAGTCCTTCGACCCCCGACAGTTGCACCGAGTAGCTCCATTCGCTGTCGCAGTTCATCTTCGGCTGATAACGTTCGAGAATCCAATAACGCCGTCCGAGGAAGTCCGCATAATCGTAAACTTCGAGCGTGACGCATTCGAAGGCCGTGAAGGAGAGCGAGAGGACACTCTCCTCCTGTATGCCGCAGGTTGCAGCACTGTTACTATCGGGAGAGGCCGTCAGCTTCAGATTCCCTTCTTTCGAATATATTTTGAGTTCCATTTTTTGAAGATTTGAACGTGACCTTTAGATCGACGCAGCGAGTTCGAATGTCGGCTTCGGCTCCCGGAATTTCACCGAGAAGGTCGCTGCGACCTCTCCCTTTCCGAATGGCGCCAGTTGTGAATAATCCGAAAATCCGGTCATATAAACCCGGAATTTCAGCCCTACGTCCGTCAGATGGAGCGCCAGCCACCCGTCGTCGCCCTCCTTGAGAAATTTCACGAACGAGGCGTAGCGCGTGAAGAACGAAACATCGTTCGAGGCGACGATGGCGAATCGCAGCGTGATATCGCGGGCTTCATAAGTCTGCGTCAGTATATCGGGCATACGGACACCGTCCTCCTCCTGAATGGAAACCTCCGCCTGCTGCTTGAGAGCCGGAGGTGCAAGCAGCGAATCGTAGTTGTCGTGTCTGTCTTCAGCGGTTTCCGCGAGGAAAGCCCCGAAACGGGCATATACATCCGTTTGGTTGATCAGCAACAGTCCTTCGAGTATTTCAGCCATAATCAGATCGCTTTTAATCCGTCGCGTTTTATGGTTTGCAACAGTTCATAGATTTGGGGTATCGGTTCGGTATTTTCCCGGATGGCATTCATCGCTTCGAGTGACCCTTTGAGAACCGGGACAATACCTTCGATGTTTTCGTCGATCTTCGCGGAATGGATCTGTACCGATGTGACCAGTCCTTCGACGCGGGAGAACGAATCCTGCGTTACGGTCTGAATGGCTCCTGCCTTACCGCTCTGCTGCGAAGTGCCGGCTTCCTCGTCGATTGAAAGTCCGTTCTCTTCTGCAATGCGGCGGAACTCTTCCCACAGACGATTGAAATCGTCCTGTTGCTCCATGGCATCCGAAACCAGCGATTTCATCGTTTCGCTCCATTGAGCGAACCGCTCTTCGTCGGAAAGGTCGCTCTGCATGACCTCTTCGATGCGTTTTTGGGCATCTTCGAATACCTTACCGAGCGTACTCGAATAGATCATATCCTTGGCCAGCGAGCGCAGGGCCTGCCCGACGCTGTCGGCAAAAGTATCCGCCGCATCGGTGCCGTTTTCGAAAGCATCCACCAAAGCATCGGTAAGCGTACGGCCCAGATCGCCGAAAATATCCTGCAAATAATCCCGGACCGCAGTCAATGCCTCTTCGTAGGTTTCCCAGTCGTCCACCATTTCGCGGAGCATCTCCTGATTCTCCCGTGCCAGGTGCTGGAAAGTTTCTCCGCCCTCTTCGACGAATTGCCGGAGCGCGTCCATATCGACTTCGCCATCCGTGAATAATTCGGGAAGCAGCGAACCGAGGGACTGATATTTTGCCGAGCGGAACCAGGTCGAGTGACGTGTCTGAACCTGCATGTTGGCGATCGAATCGGCAATGTTCTCCCAAGTTTTTTCATACCTGAACAGCCCCGAAAGTCCCGTGCCGGCTCCGCCTCGCCACTCTCCCGGCAACTGATATTTTTCTTCCCCGCGCGAGAGGATTCTCTCCCGGACTTTCTCCAGCTCTTCAAGCGAGGTGCGCACTACATCGATATTTTGCTTGTAACGGTCGTACACCCGATCCCCGAAGATATTGTCGAATTCATCGGAGTCGATACGGCTGCGCTCTTTCATGATCCGAAGTTCTTCGTTGAACTCGCGGGCCAGACGAAGGTTGCGCTCCATCGAAGTTTCACCGCCCTCGAACAAATTGACAATAGTGGTCAGCGCACCGATACCGGCAGATATGCCTCCGAGAATTCCGGAGGCCATGCCGAGCGTGTTCGATGCGGCTTGAGCTTTCCGGTATGCCTGAACGGCATTGATGATTTGCAGGGTAGAGCCGGCGATATCTCCTGCGGTGGCGATGATGGTTCCTCCGGCTCCCCCGACGGCATCGCCGACCTCATTGAAAGTGCCGATAACGTCGGTCAATACGCGGTGAAGCTCCGTCCAGGAAGTCGTATCGGTAGTTTCCTGTTCCGTTTGGTTCTGTTTTTTCGCCAGTTGCTGTTCGGCCTTGCGGAGTTTGGCCCGCGCAACGGCGATGGCATTACCATCATCCGGCGTCTCGCTTTGCAGGTTCTCCAGCTCTTCCTGAGCTTCGATCACCAGGCTTTCCAGCTTTTTGACCGAGGCAGTGACGACCCGGTCGGCCCAGGCTTCGAATTCCGGGAACTGGCTTGCAAATTGTTCCGTGAAGTCGTCGAGCGCTTTTTGTTTGGCTTCCCGAGCGAGTTGCTGGGCCTCCGGATTTGAGGCAAGAGCGGCAATATCCTGATCGTATTTCCGGGCGATTCGCAGACGCCCCTGCTGGTAGGTTTCGTACTTCTCCAGCAACTTGGCGTATGAAGCCTCCTCTTTCTTATCGACATCCGCAAGCTCTCTGTCCCGAATTTCCGCAGCTTGGGCTATTGCAGCGGCCGTGCCGGCCATAAAGGTTTTCTCCGCATTCGAATCGATATCGGCCCCCGACTCCCGGAGTTTGCGAATCAGCGCGAGCGTCTGTTGTTCCTGCCGCTCATATTCCTGACGGTTTTTCTCGTAATTGAGGCGGATCGCTTCCCGTTCCCGGTCGAATTCGTTTTCAATCAACTCGGCCCGCTGGTCGTCGAGGCTCTGCTGTTGGCGACGTACGGCCGCCTTATACTGTTCTGTGAGTTGGTCGATGGAAGTCGGTTCGGGATCGGTCGTCGTGCCGGACGGGTTTTCCAGCAACTGGGCCTGCTCCGCCACGGCAGCCAATTTCGTCCGCTGCTCTGCGAGGAATTGCAGAAATGCCCCGAGGTTGCCATCGAATTTCTCCTCTATCTCATCGATAATCTCTTCTCCTCCTTTGTTCTTCCTGATCTCTTCAAAAATCCTTTCCTGCCAGTAAGAAACACTTTCTTCTGCATCTGACAGAATGTCTTTCGCCTGTAAGAGATCTTTGCGTGTTTGGGGATCATAGCCTGGTTGACGCCATGATTTCGCATAGTAGGTTTTCCGTTTTTCAGCAACATCCTTTTGGGCCTCGAGGTATTTGTCATTAGCCTTTAGGAATTGTTCGATATCCGGTATGTTATTGAAGAACAGCTCTTGCTGTTCGATATCCACCAGGCTCTTGAAAGCCGCCTGTGCTTTGGCGTATTTGTAAATGTTTTTGATCAGCTCCTTGTAAGTGTCATTCGCTTGTCCGAGCATGATTTGCTCGTCGGAAAGATTCTTGAAATAACCCGAAAACTCCTCTTTGAGTTTGCGCACGGCTTCCCGGCGATCGTCTGTGGCGCGGGCGTTATCCGTCGCGGCCCGGTAGAGAAGATTCAATTTTACGACCTCCTGCTGAGCGTTCCGGGCCCCTTCAAGCATCGTATTCTGAAAACGTTCAGTCGCCATGCGAGCGGTGTCGAGCGCCTTCTTTCCCCGAAACAGATTCGTCACCCAGTTTCCGATCTCCTTGCCGTACGCAACTGCCAAAGTAATACCCACAGTCAATAAAGTCTGAAAAGAGCCTACGGAGGAAAGTATTTGTCGCCATACAGGAATTGTTTTTTCACCACTGGCAGCCAATAACTGATTTTCGGCCCTGGTACGAGCTATTGCATCCCAAAGAATAGGATAATTATTCGAAACTGCCAGAAAATACAACTGTAATCCCATTGCCAGCGACGGTGATTCACGAATTATTTGCTGAATAGCCATATGTAGGCTATTATAGCTCCTTACGGCTGCCGGAGCGCTTGCAGGAACCAGATCGGTGCGTTTGGTCGCGGCTTGCAAAGCCTGGAGCTGCCGCTGCAATGCTTCTATCTGGCGGATGTTTTCCGTCTGATCCATTTCCGGCGTCTGGGCTATGACTTTCTGAAGTCGCACAATTTCATCCTTCAAAGCCTGAATACGGCCTCGCGCCTGCGCGGCATCCTTGTCCACGGCATCAATCCCGCCGGAAACTCCGGAGAGTCCCTGGCGGGTATTGTTCTTTACGAGGAATTCTATCTCGACGGGTTTCATTGCAAGTTGAGTTTCGATTGAAAGAGTTGTGCGGTATCGGTTTTTCCCGTTGCACTCCCGGCTTCCGTACATTCGGCCGGGACGCTTCGATAATGCGGGGCATCGGCCAGCATCATGGCCAGTGTCTGGAAATTGACCTTCCACAGAATGTAATGCACCGACCATCCTGTTGCGGAGGCAATTTGCCAAACGATTCCGAAGGGGCTATGGGAACTCTCGTAAACGGTTCTTAACTCCCCTTTCCTGCTCTTTTGGGGCGGCTCGCTTCGTACCGGAAGGGATTGATACTCTCGGCCGATTCGATAATACTCGTAAAATCCCGCGTGCCCCGCATTCTGCGGAACCAGCGCTGGGCTTCGATCCGGTACTCGGAGGGTACCTTCCACCGGATCAACCAGGCCACCACGGGGGCCAGCAGGAGTCCGGACAGATAGCCGCGACATATCGTCAGCGCAAGGATCAGCGAAAGGCGTTTGGCATGCCGGTCGAAAAAGGCACGCTCCTCGTCTTCGGAGAAAGCATCCCATTCCCGGGCCGTGATTCCCAGCTTCAGGTAGTGGCGTACGATGCGCATCTGCCCTCCCAGGCAGGGGCGCCGCATCGTTACGCGCAGCACCCGCTCCCGGCCTCCGGGCAGGCGGAATCGGAGAAGAGGCAGCAGAATCCCCACATCGAGCAGAGCTTCCGCTGCCTCCAGTTCTACATTGCGTTTCATGGCTTAGGCATTGGGCTGCGAAAGCGATACGGTAGCTTTTGTTTCAGGATCGGACTCCAGGATGAATTCCAGTTGTCCGGAGCGGGGCGATTCCGTGGAATTGGCTTCGGCGATCACCGTGACGCGTCCGTTTATGACTTCCACCGAGAAGCCTTCGGGCACAGCACCTACCGAGAACGGACCCGATGCTTCGATATCGACCGGGAGGCTGCCGCCTGCCTGTTCGAAGGTCAGCGACGTCGGGTCGGCCTCGATGAAGGGCTCCGTCGGCAGAATCGAACCGGGCGAAGAGCCGTCCAGCGGGGCCAGGACCTTCAGTCCGAATTCGATGCCGAGGACGTTTTCGCCGCCCAAGCCGCCGCGAATCTTCGAGGCACGCAACGAAACGCGCTTGAGTTTGACGGTCTTACCCGTACCGGTCAGAATGCGCATATCTCCTTCGACACGCATCGAGCTGGCGGGCATTTGCCACTCCTCACCCGCGACTTTGCCGCCCATCAGATCGACGCAGTTCTGGGGAACCATTTCGATCATCTTTCCGGTAATCTCATTCGTCGCGGCTCGCGTTTCGATATCCAGCACGGGACTGGTCCGAATCTGTGCGGCCCAGAGTTCGACGGTCTGGGCGTCTTCACCGCCCCAGTCAAGGCCCTCTTCCGAAATGTTCCCCATGCGTCTGCCGTTGAAATAGACAGCGTCGAGCAGCATCAGATAGCCGTCGTTAGTTTGAATTACAGATCGTTTAGACATAATTAAATTGTTTTGAAAAGTTTTGCAAATAAGTTTGTTTTATGAGCCCACCAGCCGCCGAGACATCCGATAACGATTCCGAAAAGCATCCACCTTCCCCGATAGGCCGGGGACCGCGTTTGTTGTATTGCTGTTTCCGAAGATTGATGCCTGGAGACTTCGAGGAGTCGGTCGTATGCTTCCCGGGTTTCTGCCAGACTCTCCTTCAGAGAATCTGCATATCGGTCCTGCCGGGCCGAGGTCGCTTTGTAATATTCGACTCGTCGGGCAAGCGAATCGCTGCGTGCTGAAATGCGGATGGTATCCCCGTCACGCCGGGCTTCGAGCGTCAGCCGACCGTCACGGGCAACATAGGCCGCCCCCTCCGGCAGATTACGGAGGCTCTCCTCCGTCACCGTCACCGCTGCTGTCCGAAGCGGAATCGCCTCCGTCCGCAGCGCCCGCAGCACAGAGGTCTCCTCCGATCGAGAGTTCATTGCCGCTCGTGCGGTTTGCTCTACGGCGTTTTGTGCGCCGCGTTGCATGTGCGACACGGTATCCGTCCTGTTCTGTGTCCCTGTCGAGAGGAGCTTCTTCGTCGCAGTGCAACTTACCAGCAGCAGGATGGATAGCAGCAAAAAGAGTCTTGTCTTCATACGAATTTCGTTTTCCGATGGTCTTGCGGAGGCGCTCCACCTCTTTAGTCAGCCGGTCAATGCGTACGAGCATCTCTTCCTGGTTGGCCTTGAGGTCGATGTTTTCCCGCCGCAGTTGGATATTTTCTTCGAGAATCTTCTTGTTTTCGCCCGAAAGCAGGTTGATCGAACTCTGCAACTCTTTGAGAAAATCGTTGTTCTGTTTGCGGCGCGAGAAGATCCAGGTGAAAACGCTGCCGAGGAATCCCCCGGGAAGTGCGAAAGCGAGTATCTGCATCCAAATGCTGTCCATCGTTCAATCGGTTTTTGAAAGTTAGTTTACGCCCGTTCGATCATGCGTGCAATCTTCGAGATCAAATCCGCGTAGGCTGCGGGTTCTGCCGTACAGTACCCGGCCTTGGCGATCTCATAAGCGAAACGTGTTATGTCGTTACGATACGCCCAGGCTACTGCGTAGCGTTTGGCGGAAAGGACCTTCGCATGGTCGCGGATGCCCTCCTCCGGCGTGTCGTAGTCGCGGAACTTGCGATCGACCTCGTAACGGTAGCGTCCATCCGAAGTCCGGGTGATCGAATAAACCTTCTCGAATCGTCCGCTCTGCCGGTCATCCGAAAAGTATTCGAAGGTCCGTTCGGTTCGCCGCTTTCCGGTCCACTTATCTCCGGCCGTAATGCCGAAAAGATTATTTCCGATAGCATGATCGCCCCATCCGCTTTCGAGGGCGGCCTGCGCCGCAACAAACAGAGGATTCAACCCTGTTTCGGCGCAGACCCGCTCGATTGTCGGATAATAGGTGCGCTTGAAATCCGTCGGTTTCATGGCTTACTCGGTTGCGGTGCCGACCAGGGCCATTACACCTGCATTATCGCCGCGCATGATGGTACGAGGAAAGAGTAGACATCCCCATAATAGTCGGGCGCTTTCTCCTGCTCAAAAGCCTTGACTTCGCCCAAGGCGCGGCATACGGACTGATCGTGCCAGGCAAGGGCTGCGGCCAGGTCCGTGGCGGCACCGCTTTCGCCCCACCGCTTCGGAGCTTTATCCGCAGTGTAGAGCGTAGCTTGTGAACGCATCATGACGTTGAACGAGAAGAGTTTTCCGATGATGCCGTTCTGGGCATCCGCCGAGGCGAGGAATGCGGAGTTCTCATTGGCAGTGAGATCGCTCAACAGCTGTGCGTACATCTGCGCATCGAGCAGCAGGTAGCGGCCCTCCTGGGGAATGTTCTCGCTGTTGAATTTCGTCATCAGCGTCAGAATATCCGCCCTGCAAAGCCCTTTTCGCCTGCCTGTCGCCGAAGGTGTGTAAGCATCCACCGGTGCCCCCGTGGTTTCGATCACACGATCCGAGGCAGGACTCCAGGCGAACAGAAAATCCTTGGCCACAGCCTCATGCAGGGCGAGCTTGTCCTGCCGTAATACGGACTCGCGTTTGTTGTACGACAGCTCGACCTTGTCGGCATCGGGGATCAAAACGGGATCCGTCGTGAAAGCAGCCAGCTCGAAAGTTTTGTCCGTGTCGGTACGCTGCTTTACCGTTGCGGGTAATGACGTTCGGTTCTTCTCGACTTTCGAAGCGGCACCTGCCTGCGGGATATGCACGATCTTTCCCGCTTCGACATACTCGTCGGCGTTGAACGCTTTCGAAAGGAAGCTGTTGGGAGCGAACAGACCTTCGACGATCGATTTCTCCCAGATTTCTTTTTGAATAGCCATAATGTTTTTTGTTTTTGATGAGTTCTACATGTTAGGTTCGGTACCGAAGGCCGCTTTGAACTTCTCACGGAAGAGTTCCGGCGCCTTGTCCCTGAGTTCAACAAGGCGCCCTGCCTTATCGAGTTCTTCCCACGACTTGTTTACAAGGTCGGAGAGTTCGACCGACTGCCGTCGTTCACCCTCACGGATAAGCGCTGTGACGGATTTGCGGTGCGGAATGGCTTCGAGGGTGGCTTTGGCACTCTCGAAATCCGTATCAAAGAGTTTCAGATAAGCCTCCTTGCCTGCGGTATTGATCCTTCCGTCGGCAATGGCTGCATCCACGAGGCGAATCGCCTCGGACTTCCGGATCTCCTTGTGCTCGGACTCCGCACGCGCTGCAGCATCTCTGAGTTCCTGATTTTCACGTGTTAGCCGGTCGTTGTTTTCGATCAGCCGGTTCACAGCGCCGATAACCTCGGCATCCTGTGCTGAGTCCTGCAACTTGAGGACTTCCTTCAAAGTCTTGTTCATATTCGAATCGATTTTTGAGTGATTGAGCCTGTCCATAAGCCGGATGACAGTCGAAGCATCCGTGAGATCGAGAGGTTTTCCCGTTTGACGGTCGAAAAGCACCAGGGCATTATGATTGGCCCCGATCGTGACAATGGACGCTTCACGGGCTGTCCAGCGCGTCACGGTCGGAAGCGTCTGCCCGGGAAGTTTCAACTCTGCGGCGTCACTCACCTCTTCGGGAGGCCAGGCTCCCATAGAAGCCATGCGCAGGAATCCGCCTTCGACCTTGTCGGCAATCTTCACCGCCTCGTCATCCTTCTCGTCGAAGAGGGCATCGGCAAGGATCTGCGTACCTTCAATACGGATGTTCTCCCAACGACCGATCGGAAGCTCCCAGTCCTTATGGTTGAGCAGGATCACGGGGTTCTTACGGAACTCCTCGAGATTAGCGCCGCTGGTGAGCATACGGAACCCGTAGGTATTGACCGTCTCGTCGTGCAACACGAATGTAAATCGTTTCATAAAAGCCATCATTTTTCGGCAAAATTGGATTGAAAACACCCGTCTTGCAAATTATATTGTATTGTTTTACAATTTATTACGCTTTAATTGCACTTTACATGCAGACCATTTATCCACGATTCGCTCCGTTCGGGTGAAGAGCTTACCTTTGGGGTGTAAAACAGAGATTTTTCATGACACAAGAGTTGGATAACAAGCAGAAGAAGGAGTGGGCGAAACTACTTTTCCTCACTACGGATCTCACCCAAGCCGAGATTGCCGTGAAGATCGGTGTCTCGAGGATTACTATCGTACGATGGGCCAAAGAGTGGGAGGGTCTCAAGTTGAATTTCCTCCAAACCCGTGAGGCACGGATCAAATCGACACTCATGCAGCTTAACGAACTCGACGAAAGCATCGCGGCGCGTGAGCAGGGTGCGCGCTATCCGACGGTCAAGGAGGCTGATATCCGGCGCAAACTCACCGCCGACCTCGAGGCGCTCGAACAGGAGGCCTCCGTGCGGGACATTGTCAATGTGTCAAGAGATATTCTCGACTATGTCCGAGCTATTGACCTGGAGAAGGCCAAGATGCTCTCGGACTATTTCGATTCATACATACAGGAACGGCTGAAATGGGTAAAGTAGATGACATGCGCGCCTGGAACGAATGGCGTGAATACCACCGTGCCCTGAAGCGCGACAAGGCGGTGGACAAACTCTCACCTGTGGAACGGATGAGGCGACTCGAGAAGCTCGAAAAGGATCCCGTTTCGTGGATGCTTTTCTTCTTCGCCGAATACACCCGGCATCCCTTCACTTCCTTCCAGAAGAAGGCGATCCGGCGGATCACCTCCAATCCGGAATGGTATGAAGTGCTCTCGTGGTCACGCGAGCTGGCCAAATCGACCATCGTCTTCATGTGCATCATGTATCTTGTACTGACGAAACGCAAGCGCAACGTGCTGCTCGTTTCCAACAGCCATGAGAATGCCACGCGGCTTCTGGATCCTTACAAGAAGTCCTTCGAACAAAATTCACTGTTAAAGGCTTACTACGGGGACCTGAGGGAGGCCGGCAACTGGACCGCCGACGAGTTCTCGCTGACCTCGGGCGCGGCATTCCGGGCGCTCGGTGCAATGGAATCGCCGCGAGGCACCCGCAAGGATGCCTTTCGCCCGGATACGATTCTCCCGGACGACTTCGACACGGATGCCGACTGCCGTAATCCCGACATTGTAAAAAAGAAGTGGCAGTGGTTCGAGGAAGCCCTGATTCCAACCCGATCCGTGAGCGGCGACCTGCTGGTCGTGTTCTGCGGGAACGTCATTGCCCGGGATTGCTGTGTGACGCGGGCCGGGGCCAAGGCCGACCATTGGGATATTGTGAACATCCGCGATGCCGAAGGCCGCTCGACCTGGCCCGAGAAGAACACCGAGGAGCGTATCCGCCGCATCGAGCAGACCATTTCCACCAAAGCCTTCCAGCAGGAGTATATGAACAATCCGCTTTCCGAAGGCGAGGTCATCAAGGAGGTGATCTGGGGAAAATGTCCGCCGATGCAACGGCTCCAGTTCGCAGTGGCCTACGCCGATCCTTCTCCGTCAAACGCCCGCAACAAGGCATCGAGTTTCAAAGCGGATTTTCTGCTCGGTTACTGCGACGGGACATTCTACGTCTATACGGGATTTCTCGACCATGTCACCAACGACGAGTTCGTGGACTGGTTCTACAACCTGCGCGATTATGCGAGCGAACGTGTGCAGGTTTATTACTTCATCGAGAACAACAGCCTGCAGGATCCTTTCTATGAGCAGGTGTTCCTCCCAATGTTCGCCGCCCGCGCCCGCGAACGGGGATTCATCGGCATCACACCCGACTGTCGCTGTAAACCGCCGAAATTCGAACGCATCGAGGGAAACCTCGAACCGTTGATCCGCCAAGGGCGCCTGGTACTGAATATCGACGAACGAGAGAATCCGCACATGAAACGCCTCGAAGAGCAGTTCCTGCTGCTCAACCGACAAATGAAATCTCCGGCCGACGGCCCTGACTGCATCGAAGGAGGCGTATGGATCATCAACCAGAAGATCTCCACGCTCAACGAGGGATCCTATACCATCGGTCAACGAGTACGCGCATCAAAACGTTTCTAATATGGCTTTTCTGACACCTGAAGAGTTGCAGACGCATCTCTATAAAGAGAATATCGAAACCATCGCCCGAGAGGACGATGCAATCGTGGCCGCGGCTATCGATGCCGCCATTGAGGAGGCCTCGGGGTATCTCGGGGCTTATGACCGTAAGAAGATCTTCGGCACCGAGGGTGACGAACGTAACGCACTGCTGTTAATTTTCGTCAAGGACATCGCCGTATGGCACTTCATCAACCTGTGCAATGCAGGAACGGATCTCCAGCTCCGGCAGGATCGATACGAACGGGCTGTCGCCTGGCTGAAGTCCGTCCAGCGCTCGGAGATCAAACCCAACCTACCCGTAATGGAGGATGCCGACGGCGACGGAAAGCCCGACCCCGCTGCCGGAGAGTACATTTTCGGGTCGAACCCAAAACGATCACAACATTTTTGATTATGGCACAAATAGGTTATAAGACATCTTCCCGAAAGAGTTCCGGCACGAAAGCCTCAAAGCCGATAGTGGTGCAGCAGATCGTTGTCCAGGCTCCGCAGCGTCGCGTGTACGACATCGGAGATTGGCGGTCAGCTTTGCGCTCGGCCGACAACGGACGGCCGAAATATCTCTACGACCTGTTCGAAGACATCATGATCGACGGAGTTCTCGCCGATGCGATCAACAAACGTATCGAGGCCGTGCTGAATGCTGAAGTCGTCTTCATGAATGCCCGGGGACAGGAAGAACCCGCCATCGCAGCGATGATCGACACGACAGCCTGGGAAACGCTCATCCGCGAAATCATGCACCGGCTGTTTTACGGCAGGGCGGGCGTGGAGCTCTTTTTCAACAGCGGATTCCACGTCGAACCTATCAAACCCAAGTATATCGACCTGGACAACTGTCAGATTCTGCTGAACGACACAGGAGATCGATCGGTACCGTACGACCAGGATCCGAACCTTCTGGTCGTCGGTCGTCCCGGGGACTACGGGCTGCTGCTCAAAGCTGCACCCTATGCTATCTGGAAACGCGGTGGATTTGGCGACTATGCTCAATGGATCGAGCTGTTCGGAATGCCTCAGCGTATCGGAAAATACAACACGTTCGACCCACAGAGCCGGGAACTGCTTAAGCAAGCCTTGGAAGAGGCCGGATCCGCACCTTATCTCGTCATCCCCAAGGAGGCAGACATTGAAACCAAAGAGGTAAATAGGGGGTCTGGCTCGTCATTCAATGAGTTCCGTCAGGCGACGAATGAAGAGATGCTTATCACGATCCTCGGACAGACGCTGACCACCATTCAGGGCGAGCGCGGAGCCCGCTCGCTCGGAGAAGTGCATCTGCAGGTCGAGGATTCGAAACACACGAGCGACCTGCGTTTTGTACAACGTACGCTCAATGAACGGCTGCTGCCTGTTCTGGAGACTTGCGGCTTACCCGTGAAAGGCGGCCGCTTCGTCTATCCGAAGGCAGCCGACCCGCTCTCCGTGGACGAAATCGTGAAGCTCTCGACGATCATCGATATCCCCGCAGCATTCATTCACGACAAGTATTCGATCCCCATGCCGGACAAAGGAGAGGTGATCGCCGGAGAAAAGTCGAATATGGTATTAGGCTCGCACCTTGAAACGGATACGGATGTCGAGGAGAAGGTGCGGAATGCCGACAACCGGAACATTTGGCGCCGCTTATGGGATTTTTTCGTCAAAGCCCCGCAGGGCGGGGCGTTCGATGGCACTGCCCTCATGCGGATGCAGGACAGTGATACGCTCGAAGAGAGGCTGATGGGACGTGTGGCCGCCTCGCAGCCCGCGTTCGACACGGAGCTATTTCGATTCCTTTCCGAAGACCTTTTGAAGGCCGTTCAACCGGAAGCTGACAGCATCGGGAATGCTGATATCGGGGTTGTGTACGGAGTACGTGACGACGCTTTACAGACAGCGATGGAGATTAACCTGTTCCAGTTCTCGGCAGCCAAAACCCTGGCCGAATTGCAGGAACTCAACCGCCTCTTCCGTGAAAGTAGTAATTTCGCCGACTTCGAACGTGAGGCCCGCAAGATTTGCACGGCATTCAACCGCGACTGGCAACGTACCGAGTACGACACGGCACTACTTACGGCCGAAGCCGCCAGCACCTACCGGCGGCTGATGGGCAAGACAAAGTTGTTCCCCTACTGGGAGTACCGGACGGTCGGAGACGATCGTGTGCGTCCGTCTCATCGCCAGCTCGAAGGGATCGTCCTTCCCTACAACGATGCCAGATGGAAGAAGATCTTCCCGCCGAACGACTGGCGATGTCGCTGCCGGGTCGTGCCGCGGATGGCCCATGAGGTCAAGAAAGAGACGGTCGAAGCCTCGCAACAGCGCGTGGATGAGTTCTTCGGAACGGCGACGTGGAAAAAAGCCGCAGCACAGGGTTGGGGCGTAAACCGTGCCCTCACCGGCGAGGTGTTCACGCAGAACCAGTTCTACATCCGCCGCTTCCAGAACAAGGCTTCGAAGCTACTTGGCCGACTCTACTACAACGACTGGGGACTCGACTCGTTTGCCAAACGCCTGGCGGCAGCGACGGAACCGATGCCCGAATACAGCGGTTCGGCCGCAGAATGGTACGAGGCTCACAAGACGCTACACGACTACAAAGGCCGCGAAGTCGTTATGGACGAGAAGGTGTTCCGAACTCATACGACCGGGAACTATGAGAAAGTGCGGGTGCCGTTACTGGCATGTGTCGAAGAGGTGCTGAAGAATCCCGACGAGGTTTGGTTGAACGATTATCACAGACCGTTCAGGAACATGAATTTCATAAAATTCTATGACGGAAAGGTGATCGACGTGATCTGTGAAGTGGATGAAAATCTCGAATATAGGATAACGACCTGGTTCGAGATCGTTCAGACTCCGAATTTGAAACAGAAAACGCGAAGCAGCCGCCACATTGACCCGCGATGGAGATACCGACGGGGCTTGCTTATAAAAAAGTCGTAGCGGCATGTCTTTGCGTCCGGACGTACTGTTGTTTACCTTGGGAACACGTCCTGCAGGTATCCGCAACGCCTTGGATAGCCAGTGTCATACCGCTGCTTCGGGTTAACGTACTCATCCGCTGTATCAAGCCCAGACTTTGGTCCCATGCCCCCATCACCCGCGAGGGATAGCAGAATTCGATTCACCCCCGGAATTGTACGCTTCGGAACAAATATACAAAATTTTTATGAAAATAGAAATCGACAAACTCCTCGAGAAGCGTATGGAGGAGATCCTGCAGGGAACGGCTGAAATCGTCGCTGAAACATCCGTCGGATATTTCCAGGACACGTTCCGGCACAAGGCCTTTGACGGGAATCCGTGGGCACCACCCCGGGTCCCCAAACAATCGGGGTCACTGCTCGTGCAGTCCGGAGCTTTGCTCAACAGCATCCGGCCTGTCGTGGTCACGCCCGGGCGGATCGTCATCGCGGCCGGAAACGAGAAAGTGGACTATGCCCGGGTACACAACGAAGGATTCAAAGGTGCGGTTGCGGTTCCGGCCCATATCCGGCACACGCGCCGGGGTGATCAGAGCGTTCGGCAGCACACCCGAAGGGTGAACATTCCCCGGCGACAGTTTATCGGCGACGCCCGGGAACTCGAAACCGAGCTGCAAAAAAGAATCGAGACTTATGTGGAATCCGTATTAAACAACTGATTATGGAAAAAGAACTCTTCATCGCCCTGTGCGATCAGCTGAAAAACAAAGTCCCCGAATTGCGATGGATCGATTCGGATCAGGGACAACTCAATGTTTCGGAACGGCCTCCGGTGGCCTTCCCCTGCTGCCTGGTCGAGATGAGCTACCCGCAATGCACGACCCACATGGCCGGAAAACAACGCGTGCGTGTGAGATTTCAACTGCAAGTGGCATTCAACGTCTGGGGTACGGCAAACGCATCCGCACCGCAAGAGAGTCGTGAAAAAGCGCTTCAACAGTACGACACCCTGCAGAATATACACAAGGCGCTTCAATGGTGGTCTTTCGGACGCAAGATCAATCCGACATCCCGGGTGTCGGTCTTAACGGAGAATAGGTCGAACGGATTGAAAATATTCCGGATGATCTACGAATCGGAGTTTATGGATTAACCCCAGTCGAACCCGGGAAACATCCGACGCAACTGGCGTTTGGTCGTACGTTGACGGATCAGCTTGTTGTAGAACTCGTCCTCGGCGACCAGGGCGTTGCTGATCGTACGGTCCTCGACGAAAAATTCATTGTCGGCAAGGATCTTCAGCACATCGTCGAAACGTCGCCGCTCCAACTCTGTCCAGTAGTAATAACGGGCCGTCAGGAGGCGGTTGCGCTTGGCGATTCGGTCTGCACGCGACGTGATGTTTCCATCTCCCGAACGGGGCAGAGAACGTGTACGCCGCCGGTTCCCGGCTTTCTCAATGGTCGGGCAGTGGAAAAGAATGAGTTGATTGTCTGACGTGTTACCCATATTGCAAAGATACGAAATTTTGCACTGGAGGAAACAAAAACGCTGCCGATTTTCGATTCTTGGCAGCGTTTTTATGTTATCAAACAATCCCCACATTCAGTAGAAAATCAATGCGAAGACGGTTGAAATATGTGAGTTTTATGTCGAATTTACGATATTCCGGATCTTGTGCCTCCAAATATTGCCGGAGTTCCTCCTGACAGGCTTTGCGCATCGCATCGACCGAGAGATTACCTCTTGGTCGATAAAGGCCTTCGAGATAGCGTTTGCGATAGCCGGGCCTTTGCAAAATAAAACGCACTCTATACATATTTACATCGAATCTCGGGACAGGAATAAGAATTATCGCATATAAAAACGGGATAATTATGGTATCAACTGAATGACATTTGCTCCATTCTGGAGTTTTTCAATGGCTTCAGGCATCTGTTTTCCGATTGCCTTGAATCTGGCCCGGCACTCCTGCTTTATCGTTCCTATGTAGTCGGACGGCCCGTGTTGGATAACATGTAATCGCACCTTTTCGACAAAATCTTCAATTATCAATTTCTTGGCGCGATCCATATCTCCAGTTAAAACACAAGCCCGAAGTTGCCAATCAACATGCGGAGAATCATTGCCTTGTGCAATCTTCTTTACATTGTTGGTCATAGCCCATAATTTGAAAAACAGAATAATTTGGAGGAGTCCAAAAATGAAAAACAGAATTCCAAGAATTACGAAATAAAGATCCATAAAATTATATTTTTAGTTAAACACATACAAAGCTACAAAATTTGTTACTTTCCGGCAATGTTCTCGGCGGCGGAATCGAACCGCTGCAGACAACCGTTCGGGACTACTCCATGGCCGCCAACGAGAGCGGCAATGTTTGTTTCACACCTTTGTCGTCCTTGTAGGATACCGAAATGAACTGACAGGTATCGACGGGCCGGTAGGCGTTCTGGATGATGTCGGTGGCCTCGATCAGTTGCGGGTAGCCTGATTTGCGGGCGATTTCGCGCAGTTGCAGTACGCGGCTGGCCTTCAGATTTCCCTTGCGATCCTTCGCCAGCAGATTCATGACCATCTCGGTCAAAGCCGCCGAATCCTCGTCTTTGGCCAGCGATTTGATGAACGTTTTGACCTTATCGACCCCGACATTCACCGTATCGTCCCAGCCGTCGTTGGTGCGATAACCGAGTGCCACGGTGATCTTGCCGTCGGAAGTCGTGAATTGATTGCTGTGTCGGTCCGATTTGGTCCGGAACAACTCATCCTTAAGCGCGATCAGCGTTTCGGCATCGCCGAAAACCTCCTCTTTCAACCGGCGCATCTCCTCGCTCAACGCCTGCAACCGGCTAAACTTGCTGCGGCAGAACTCATCCACCGACGACTTGTATGCGGCAATACTCTCTTCGCGTTTCTGTTTCTCGGCACGCTCCTCGGCCTCAAGCTGCGCCTTCAGTTCGGCGCGTTGTGCTGCTGTCATTTTCGTAATATCCATACAATTTATAATTCGTATTTATCAATCCCTTCCGGCGCAGGATCGGGGAATATAAACCAATGGTCAAGCATTCGAAGAAGATCGCCCTCGATCCACTCCCCGTTGTCGAGGCGCTTGCCCCGGAATTTAATTTCTCTCATATTTCAAAATGTTTGAAAGGTTTCAAAGTTTTGCATCGAATCTCGTTGTTTCACCAACTCAAATTCGTAAACTACCCGTAAAGATCGTTGAACATTATCTTTTTCATATCTTCAATTTGCACTTTTTTGATAAAAGCCACTCGACCGCTCCGTACAGCAGGTTGATAAGCTGTGTCGACTGTACCGATAAGTAGTATTCCCTTCCTGCGCCGCCACACAGTACCTCATCGCTTCCGGAGGCCATCTGGTAGTACGAGAGGCACCAGATGTCCTCCCATTTCCCTATCTCCATATTGATCCACGCTCCGTCGGGCATTCGGCAATGACTTGGCAACGCTCCCAGCAAGTCCGCGACCGTGAAGGCAGGTACATGGCCAACACGATCTACCTGCCAACGTTTCGTATCCGTACTTGTGTCCCATTCCCTCAATATTGGATGTGACGCAAGGGATATAGTATCCCATACCATGCTGGCCATCTCCGCCGGCACGCCCAGTTCCAGCAGCCGCTTCGATTGCTCGATGCTTGTTACTTGATTTGTCATATCTTCTCGTATTCGTTTATCGTTTTAAAATCTGCAATCAGATCGAACCCGCCGATCCCGCTGAAAAGAGAGGCGTGGGTCATAAGCGATCATCGGTTATCCCCGTTTCCATCGATCACGCCGCGCTCGCGGCGGCTGGCGAGTTTGTCGAGGTTCTGCTGCATGACCTCTTCGAGCGTGAAGCCGAAGCAATCGGCAATGCCCGCGATAAACCACGCACAATCCCCGACCTCTTTCATCAGCTCGGATTTGTAACCCTCCGCCTCTTGCAAATCGCCCGTATTGAAGACCAAATGATCCATATCCAGCCGGCACACTCCCTTTCGGCGCCATTTGGCGATCTTATCGGCGATTTCGCCCACCTCGGCCATCAGGCCGAAAAGCATATAGATCGCATTCCCGCAACTCGGCAGCCGTGTACTCATCGCGCGTGTCTGATATTCGTTCGCCCGCATAGTTATTTCGAATTTTTCCTGTTAAACTTCCTCTCGACCAGATCGCATAAATCCAGGTACATCGCATCGGCATTCTTCGCCTTCACTCTCTCCCGGAACCCGGCTATATCCGACAGCCAGCAGCCGCAACGGACATAAATGCCGTCTTGCAGGTTGAAAAAGTAAACCTTGCTGCCAATCCGAGAGCCGAATCCGACAAAAGCCAGGAAAGGATAATCGCCGATATATTCGCCTTTCCCTTCGAAGGAGCACTCCTCACCGAAAGAGCAATCCTCACCGAAAGAGCACCACTTGCCGAAAGAGCACCACTCGCCGAAGGAGCACTCCTCACCGAAAGAGCACTCCTCACCGAAAGAGCACTGCTTGCTGAAAGAGCACCACTTGCCGAAAGAGCAATACTCACCGAAAGAGCAATCCTCACCGAAAGAGCACCTATCGCTGAATACTTGTATATCACTGTAATCTCCAGAGGGGCATTGTTTGATTCCGTCGATCACCTCAAAGGCATCGAAATCTGCCTGTGTGTATTTTTTCATTTTATTTTTATTTTATTGTTTACTCACACAATCCGTAAAAGCTCATGCAACTGGTCGCCGTATCGTCGTCGAACAAACTGCCCGTCGCGTTCTGCCATTGGACGTAGCGCACGACATCGTTTATTGTCGGATATTTCTCTCCGCTGGTAATTGCGTAGGAGGGAATCTTATCCGGGCCTAAAAAAGAAGAGTGCAACTCTCTTTCGAAGTTTGCTATTTCCGCTATACGCTCGGGAGATTGTTGGGCGATATTGAGAATATCGCGCTGGTTTGCCATCACACACGGCCAGCAGCCGACGCGCTTATAGCCCATCCGGTAGAGAGGATTCGGCTCTAACCCTGCGGCGAGGATGTAATCGATCACCTGCTGCGCCGACCAGTCGAACACGGGCCGAAGCAAATCGTCGGCGAACTTTTCCCGAAATGCCCGGACATCCTTACCACGGTAGCTGTGCTTCTTCGGCTTACCGTTTTTGTCATAACCGTAGGGCTCGAAATAATATTTGAAGTACGTACATTGCGCCGACATCTTGGCTCGCGCCGGAGATTCCGCGCCTCTGATGCCCTGAATCATCAGCATATTGTCCTGAACTTCGTCCAGCACATAGTCAATCGTCGGTTTGGTTTTGAGTTCTATCGTGCAGAACCGCGCCCGCGTCGAGGCCCAGCGCTTTTTTTGCCGCGCAAGATCGACCATCCCGTCGTACTTCTTCGACTTCAATGTTACCAAGTCGAGGTGCAGCTTGTCGGCGATACGGTTAATATACTCATAGGTCAGTGGATGCTCCCAACCCGTATCGCAGAACACGGTGGTAAAGTTCTTGGTAATATGCTCGCGCACCCACAACAGCGCCGCAAGGCTGTCCTTACCTCCTGAGAAGGTAACGATTACTTTCATTTTCTTTAATCTGTTAAATTCAATTCGATAATCTCGTCGATCCTGTAATCCTCGATCCCGGTACACTCCAACAGAGCCGGGATGCGTACAAGAGGTTTGGCCGGGTTGAAGTCGTAGCGACCCGAAATCCGACCGTTGAGAGAGCTGATGATCCGGCACAGTGACAACACGATGTTGTAAGACCTTTGAGGAGCCTCCAACAGGATGCAGCCGCTGATGGTCCGATACGCCTCGTCTGTCTTGTCGTTGTACTGCCGGGCGGCCCGGTCGTCGATCTTGCGAAGCATCGACCACGCGATGCCGTGAGCCTGCGCGACCAAAGTCCGGGCCTGCGTATAACGGCGTTTGGTTTCGTGGCGGAACAAGCCGGAGGCCGTAAGTTCGGATTCAAGGTCGAGCATCGCGTAATTCAGACATCCGACCAGCGTCAGCATCCGCACCGCGAGCGGCACGTACCGCTCGTCTTCCGGCCGGGGGCCCCGCTCGATTAAGCGGGTATTCATCCATGCCGTATGTTTCATCAGCATTGCCTGACGGTAAGGTAGTTTGGTCATAATTTGACAACGATTGAGGTTCCGATTTGACGGCCTATCATTTTCCCGTATTCATTGTATATTTCACGCGGATAGATGCTTAAATCGGAGATATGTACTCCGTTATCTTTTTCGAACTGCATCAGCAAGCAGGATATTTGATCTTCAAGATGCTCCTTGGCATCTTTGACTTCAGATATCGTTTTAATTACAAGTTTCATGGTTAGCTCGGCAATTGGTTGGATCGAATAATAAGCGGAATTGAAACGGCGCACTGTGTATTTCGGATTTTGGGCTTGCGTAGAATCGCCTCCAGTTTGGGAATAAGAGACTGCAATTCCTCTACGGTCAATAGTCCGAACGGTTTGCCTGCGATACGTAAATCCATGCAGAATTCGTTGACCGGGGTAAATGAAGAATCAGTCGTATCGATACCGAGGCGTTGCATGCGTTTCAACACTGCCGAACGGGCTTTTCGTAGTCGTTCTTTGTGGTCTGCAATACTTTCTCCCATCATCTTACCCGACTGTAAGCACTCGCACATATCTTCGTACTCCGTCGGCATCATCTCCCGAAGCGATGAAGTACGACCATCCGTGAATTGCAATACCAAAGTTTCCTTGTACCGGTCGAGGTCGATGCCTTTCGCCTTGGCGATAGCATAGAACCGAGAGTAGCTACACTTTTTCTTTGTCATAATCTTCGAAAGTTTGTACGCTGAAAAATCCGAGTTTGGGCCGTACGTTCATAAAGACCGGCATTCGACGATGGAGGGCGATGCACAACTCGATGCGTGCACCCTCGCTCTTCTCGTAATCGTCCAACAAGTAGATGGCGTCACATCGAAGCAGCAACGAGATATCTTTGCCTATGTGCTCCGCCCAGTCGGCCTCCAGTGGAAGGCCGTTGTCGAACGGGCTGACCGGTTCGAACCCGAACCGCCGTATCTTCTCCGCCGCACTTCGAAATTTGGCGATCGCCTCCCGGACAGGCAGTCCGGTGATCTTTCCGCTGATGTAAATTTTCTTGATGTCCATATCGTTTTACATTTAAGGTTTATCCCCAGTATTTACGCGCACCTTCTTCGTAAATCGTACATTCGCCTGTCGGACCGATAAAACGGCCCTTACTGAAGGCTTTGTAACCTTCGACCCAGATTTTCAGCGAAGCGTCGTACATCACTTTGCTCGCAGCACGTCCGTCCGGACGTTTGCCGTCGGCATGGCTGACGAAAATCAGCAATTTGTTGCGATGCCGCTCCTTGAATGCGATGTATTCCTTGTAACTCATTTGGGTATATTGGAAAGAGTCGATGACAACGAAATCCCACGATCGGGGTTTCGACAGCCGTTCGTCCATTTCTTCGAAACTCATCGAATCGTTGTACTGAAAACGACTGCCGCATTCATCTGCCCGATAACGCCGAATAGCATCCTGTGTCGTTCCTCCCAGTCCCTCCTCCAACGGCAGATAAAGTACTTTGCCATGAGCGCACAGCGCCTTGCAAAAGGATACCACAGCCGAAGTCTTTCCGTTGCCGCTGTTACCCCAGAAGAACACCACACCCGTACGGTCGATTTCCCCCACGCAATCATCCCAGATGCCGCCCAAACGAATCGTGCGGCGTTTGATCGTCAGAACCTGTTTTGCAGATAGTGTCCGGCCCATTTGAATTGCTTTTGAACAAGACTATTTCTTGATTTCAGCGAGCTTTTTACTTTTGTGCACCGATTTCCGAACACGGCGCATGTCGTAATAGTCCCGCACTTGCTTCTTATCCCATGGATTTGCAGCTTTCGATACGACCGTGCGGGCATCTGCCAACACTTTGGAGATTGCTGCTTCGGCATTCAGCCCGTTTGCCAGACATACGGCCGTCACCTCATGGCTGGTTGCGGGAGTGAGGTCGATGAACCGGCGCCCGATACGTGAAAACATCTCGTCATAACCCTTTTTGTCGTACTCCAAGCCGATACTCATCCGCCGCTTGATGTATTCGGTCGATAGAAAGATGATTCCGCAGCGTCCTTCGAGCGCGTTGTAAATCGAAATGAAGTAGTAAAACACCGTATCCATCAACTTGTCGCCTTCGTCGAAGACGAGCAGCGGCCGGTCGAGCACACGCAATTCATCCGTTACGGCTTGGAGTTTCTCCCGCAGGCTCGTCTGGGCGAGTTTGAGCCCTATGACGCGGGCCATTTCACGAATAAAGTCCCCGCGACGCATGTCCTCCGAACACGAGATAACGAACACGTTTTCATGCTTGGCAGCATAATCGTGCGCGGTCGTCGTCTTGCCGATACCGGCATTTCCGACCACCCATGACACGTTTTGATTCGCTTGCGCATCCTCCAGCAAAAGAAATAATTCCCGGTAAGCCGTCGTTTCGCAGACAGTCCATTCCTCCGGATTCACAGGAGAAATTTGCGAGCGGATCCGCAGGAACATTTCGTCGCTGATGTTGTCGAATTTACCGTTCAGAATCGTACTAATCGTACCTGCACTGATACCGAGTGAATTCACCGCCTTGTTTTGGCTGGGATACTTGGATACATAGACCTGCAAACGGGCCTGAATATCCTTTTTCTCTTCGAGAGATAACTGTTTCATATTGGTTTGTAATTAAAAATTTACATTCGATTGAATATCGCCGTCGGATCGCAATCCAGATTGCTGACCGCCTTGGTATATTCGCCGACGGTCACCGGTTCGGAGTACTGCCCGGAGGGCACGACTACAACCGTATCGGCCAGGCGTTCGTACTCTTTTTCGCTGATGCCTTTGATCGCCGGTGTCCGCAGCCCGTGCTGTTCCGGTGCGACGCCGTGTTCCAGTTCCAACGCATGCGCCTCGATTTGACGGCGCACCCGCTCACGTTTGTTCGCTTCATCGTTGTAGCGAATCAGCTCCATATCGCTTTCCTGTTGTTCCTGAATATTGCGACGGACCGTGAGATAAGGATATGCTACGGTTTCGTAACGTAACCCCATCGGGGTCTGTTCGTAAAGCAATGCGCGATCCATGGACTTCGGATCGAAACGCACGAAGAATTCTCGGCCGGTATTCTCACTGCGCCATGCGTAATCGGGCGTACCATCGGAGGTCAATACCTCGTAAGTGTACTTGCGGTTTTGGTATTGGATCGTGATACCATCGGCTGTAAATATGCTCGGCCGCTCGGTTGTCAGCCAGAACAGATCGATCATATCCAATTCCGTTACGCGCTCCGTTGCAGGATTGACGCTCGTGCGGTACATCTCTTCGTGTGCAATCCCCGTCTGGTAGTGCTTCATCGCATTCCATTTGCTGCGGGCGACGGAGTAGGCCTCCAGCATCTCCTCGTAGGTGAACAATTTCTCCTTGTTCGCTTCGAGGAACTCCCGGTTGATCTTCCACGCCTCTTTCGAAGTGATGTTCCCGCCGGTGAAACGCCAATCCTCATGCAGTACCTGCTTTTGAAAGCGACCGAACACCGACTCGATACTTTTCGACGGAGCGTTATATGGTGCTGTCGGGCGATTGATGCGGCAGATATTCGCGAAGAACTTCTGAGCGATCTTGCTCCGCTGCCCGCCCTGATTGTCGGTAACGATTTCATACGGTTTGTGTCCGGCTGTTTCGATAGCCATACGGAATGCCCGAAACTGAGCGTCGAAATTCTCCGTATCGCTGACCGCATAGCCGAGCAAGGTTTCGCTGTAAGCGTCGATCACTTCGTACACCGATGCGGAACGCACCACCGTTTTGCCGTTCTCGACCGCCTTGTAGAAGAGGTTGAGCTTCGTTCCGTCACCGTACCACAGCGAATCGCGCATCGTCGGCATTTCGGTCTTGTTGCGGCGTGCATAGAGCTGTTTGGCCGCCAGTTCACCATAAACAGCGTCGTACCACAGCGGCTTGATCTCCGGCCGTTCGAGGTATTGCACCAGCGACGACTGCGAAGCGAGCCGTTTCCAACCGCGACGTTCGGCGATGCGGTTGAATTCTTCGAAGAGCTGCTTGGTCGTATAGACCGGGACGCGACAACGACGCAGGGCGACGATCTGACGTCCGGCCGCTTTGGTAATTTTCAGCGTGTTCGCATTGCAGAACTTGCCAGACACGAGGCAGGCATAGCCCTCTTTCGTATATTGGCGGAGCTTGTCGCGCAGACGAGCTTCACTCTTGGGCAGGGTGTGTCCGTAGGCTTTGCGCAACTCCTCGGCCGCAGCGAAGATGTTAGACCAGATGACCGGCGTATTGTTATTGCACGCACGACGCATCGCTTTTTGTGTCCCCCGCATTTCCCGAAGAGCATTCAGCACCCGCGCATTCAGCGTGTATTCTGTTTGTTTATCCTCCGGTAAATGTTCGCCGTTCGGCAACAGATATTCATGATAATACTTTTGTGCTTCGCTATCGACTGCAAGCGGCATATCTTCCTGTTTCATTATCTTTTCAGGATTACCGTATTTCGCTTCAAAACGCAGTCGGAACCGTTCAGGTAGCGAGTGGTACTCGATCAGAGCATACGACCCGAGTCCCTTGCCCGGACGTAGAACATTTACCCGGCCCCGCGTCACGAGATGATCGTAAGCACTACGACTCATTACCGCCTCGCCATCGTCCGACCGCGTCAGCTCGTGCATCGTTACTGCTATTATGTTTCCGAAATATTCCATCGCTTCGTTGTTCTCGATCCCGCGCCGGTATCGCTCCGGGCAACGCCTTCAGCGTTCGTGGGAAAATCGCTATATTTGTGTTGCCAACTACAAAATTTCAGCGATTATGTTACCTGCCGATCTATATATCCATTTCATTTGCCCGTCGGAACAACTGATGTTCCGTACTCGTGAATCGATGTCTCCTCAATTGCGCCAGTTAGACGTGAGATACAGAACTGATAAATCGTATCCTCCCGAATGTTACCGATTTGAACTTTCCATTCCTGCCGTGGAGGAGTACACGATGACCTTTCGGGTGTGGATTGATAAGCATGATCCCCGGATTGAGCAGATCCTGACGGCTGCACACAACGTTGTCGAAAGCGTTTCAACAGAGATACGTCTTGAAATAGAAAGGTGATCGTACCGTCGGCTTCGTTCCAGTCGGACTCTCCGAGACCGTATCCGCTGATCGATTCCAGTTCTTCGACCGCCGCATGCAATAGCTCATTCAGACGCTCTTCGTGACGGGAAATAGCCTCTCTTTGGTGTTTGGGTATCATAAGCCTACCTGTTTAATGAATCCGTGAGGCTTTGCGCCTCGAATACGATGTTTCCCCAGTCGCGAACCTTGACATCGGAGAACGTTTTTACGGCACGATTATCCCGACTGATGCTGGCTGTGCACGTCGCGTTGTCGAACTCCACTCGAACACCGTTCGAGAAGGTTTGAATGATCCGTTGTACGCCGCCGATATCATGTACGAAATCGATCTCGCAATTCGGCATGAAACCTTCCGTGACATCGAGCTTGATCATTACGCGTCCGCCATTTTGCACGGCCATGCGGCGAATCTTTTCTGCCAACTGGCTCTGGGTCTGGAAGGTCAAGGCCGACCACAGCGTTACACGGCTTACCCCCAACGCCCGACAGATGCGAGCTTTTTTAGAAGTCGATAATTCGATATATTTCATCATTCTCTTGGTTATGTTTGGTTCTACAAGTAGTCAGACAGTATCTCTTTGAAATGCCATCATCGGGATATCGCCGGGTTATTTTACTTCATTGATGCTCGGTCTCAAGGAACAACCGTAAGCCGTTACCAAAGCGTCGAACATGCGCTTCACGAAGGAAGCGGACGCTTCGAAAACAATTCCGGACTTCTCCGTATAACTGAATGCGATACCGCGTGTAATCAGGTAAAAACAGACCTTGTTCTTGTTGCTTTGCGTTTGCCACTTCTTCATTTCCTCTTTCATAGCCATAATTCAAAATTTTCACTATCTTTATAGCGCCTTAATATGTTAGGACGATGCAAATATAAACGAGATATTTCGACTATGCAAGAAAATAAGCAAGAAAAATCACCTATCAAGCGAAAAATATTGTTATTCCTTTCGGAAAATGGTATAAGTCAGTATGATTTTTACCGAAAAACGGGTATTACAAGGGGGATTTTGGGACAAAATAATGGTATTAGCGAGGATAATATGGCGAGATTTCTTGCTGCATATCCACAAGTATCGGTCGAATGGTTATTGACAGGACGAGGTTCAATGCTTCGAGATCAAGATATCCAACTTGCCACGCCTGTCGTAAAAGAACAATTCCATCTGCGAACGGATCACAAAGTAGGATTGCAAAGCATCCCCCTCTATGAATTGGATGCAACAGCCGGTTTAGTGGAACTGTTCAGCGATCAGGCCCGCCAAACACCCATTAGCCATATACAAATCCCCGATCTTCCGCCATGCGATGGAGCTCTTTACGTGCGAGGGGATTCGATGTATCCATTACTGAAAAGTGGAGACATAGTTCTATATAAAGAAATTGCAAATAATTCGTCTGGTATATTATGGGGCGAAATGTATCTTCTATCGTTCACACTTGACGGCGAGGACTATATTACTATCAAGTATATACAAAAAGCCGATGACGACCGTTTCGTCCGGCTCGTTAGCCATAACCCACACCATTCACCGAAAGACATCCCCGCCGACTCGATCCAAGCACTGGCATTGGTAAAGGCGAGTGTGAGATTCAACACGATGGGATAAAAGCGTGTCACGCGCACTTTTTCAAACAGCAAACAGCGGCAACTTGAGCAGTTGTTGCTGTTCTTTAGACGATTATACAAAAATAAGCGATTGAAATTTGTAAAAAGTGTGTCATTAAGGGGGTACATATACCGCCATTTTTCTGCATTTTTGCACGGTTTTGGTAGTTAAAGGTTAGTTTAGGTGCATCTCTTTTTCACGTTTTTGGCAGTCTTAATGGCTGTTTAACGTGGATATTTCGTTTTGAAACACGAAAAAACAGAGGCAGTTTTAACGGCCGTTTTTGTGGCCGTCTAAATCTCAGATCATAGAACATGACTGCCGAAATGGCAGAACGACCTTGCTTTGTTTGGTGAGGGTTTGAACGGCCGTTTGAACGATAAAAATACGATACTCGACTGGCGTCACCTATACACGCCTACCAATGGCTGAAATCGCAGCACAAACAGCCTCAGTCGCAAATCCGACCTACGGTCGCAGATATCAAAAAGCCTCCGAAATTTGACCGTTTTTGGCCGTTTTCGGAGGCAATGTAACATCGGAGGTCGAACACCGCGTTCAAATCTGGTTCAAATGTAACACGAAAGTATCACCGAAGTAACATTTGGTTTCGCGGTGCGTCCGGGGGTGTCGCGCTGCTAACCTTCTGATATATACCGGATATCTATCTTTCTGTCGCTGCTCTTCTTTTGTACATTTGGTTTTTACCCCCATAGATCGTTCCGTTGTTCTGTAAAATGAAACTATATTTTGTAAAATGAAATTTTCTGCGTATGTTTGCATCGTAATTGATGTATGCCCGCAGAGCTATGAGGATTTTTACCGAACAGGCCATTAAGGAATATGCGGAACGACACCCGGAATCGAAGGTGGCCTTGCAGGATTGGGTGCAGAAGGTCAAGAAAAGCGAATGGAGTTGCTTCGCGGATGTGAAAAAGACTTTCAATAGCGTTGATAATGTAGGCAACCAGCGTTATGTGTTCAATGTCAAAGGAAACGATTTCCGCTTGGTCGCCGTAATCAAATTCACGATCCGGTTCGTGTATGTACGGTTCATCGGGACGCATAAGGAATACGACAGAATTGATTGTCGGAACATATAAAAAGTAGAGCAGGTATGACGAAAATCGAGAACAAGGCCCAATACGATTGGGCGGTTAATCGGGTGGAAGAGTTGCTGCCGCTCGTAGACGACAATACGCCGAAAGATGATAAGAACCTTATCGAACTCGAATTGTTGTCGAGCCTCGTAGCGGATTACTCGGAAGAGCATTTTGCGGTCGGCACCGCATCTCTGGCCGACGTGATGAAGTTGCGGATGTACGAAATGCACCTAACGCAGCGCTCGCTGGCGGCCATGCTGGGTATCAGTCCGTCGCGTGTCAGCGCCATCGTCTCCGGCAAGGCCGAACCCACCTACAAGGTGGCGCAGGAGATCAGCCGCAAGTTGAATATCGACGCAGGCATCGTGCTGGGCGTCTGCTGATTGCATCTGCAATACCGCGAATTTACGAGGGAGCCGGACTCAAGCCAGTCCGGCTCCTTGTTTTCCCGCAGGCCGCACATGGCGGCCTCTCAGCGCTTCCTGCCGCGCAGGCAGTCGTTCAGGTCCTTGTAGTCGGCGTAACGTACCGCTTCGTTTACCGTCCTCCCGATCCCGTACAGCCCGGCGATGGTCTCTACCGTCTTCTGCCCGGCGAGATCGTTGTCGAGGTAGCAGTGGATGTATTCGTAGCTTTCCAACACCTGCAAGGTCTTCTTCAGGTTACTTACCGTGTTCATTACGATATGGTCGCACGGCGCCTGGATACATACCACGGCATCGCCCCGTTTGAGCAGGGTCCGGTAGGAGAGGAAATCCATGAAGCCCTCGAACACGTTCACGTGCTTCTGCCTCGTGCCGGCTGCCTGTTCGACGACGGAAATGTCTTTCTGCCCGATGCACCCTTTATAATAAGGATTGCGCATCTCGTAGCCGCCCGATACGTTCCCGAAGGCGATGGCGAAGTAATGCCGCCTGTGCAGTTCGTAGTGTATCTCCCGACAGAACTGCCGGGCGGTCTGCGTATCTATACCCCTCGAATGGATATACGACAGGAGCGCATGGTGGTTCAGCGGCACCACCTCGACGCCTTTCATCATCTCCTCTATCGCGTCGGGCATGGCGTTGTGGGGACGGGTGCGGAGCAGGGGAGCCGCGCCCGTTTGCACCTCTATGAGCCGAAGGACCTCGCTCACGCTCGATGTCCGCAGGAACAGCATCGCCAGCTCTATGATACTCCCGCCTTCCGACAATCCGAAGTCATACCATTCGTTCAGCCGGTCGTTGACCTTGAAGGAGGGTGTGTCCTCTTTTCTCAACGGGGACAGGTACCAATACTGTCCGCCGCGCACCTTGACGGGTTCATGGCCGAGCAGCCGCAGGTAGTCTACGATTCGTATTCGTTTTGCCTCTATCGTATTCATGGGTTCGGGACGTTTAGTGTAGTTTTTCTATATATACCCGCAAACTAAACCGACCGGTTTTTTATGCGGAAATTCTCGTTGTAAGCATACCCGCGGCCGTCTTTTACGATGGCCTCGTTTTGTATGAGGAACTTGCACAGTCCCACCAGCGTATTCCGTCCGCGGCTGTAACCGATGCTGTCGTATCCTCTTTTCAGGGCGTCGAGCAGCATCTGATACCCCGGAACGTAGTTGTCCGGAAAGGCGACTTCCAAAGCTGTGCGGTGCTGCTGCTCGGTCATATCCATGTACGAGGACAGCCGGTCTCGTTTGCTCATCTTGAACTGGTGGTCCTTTACCAGACGGGGAAGCGAATCTTCCCCGATCTCGAAGGCGAACGGGGTAAACTCCCGGTCGCGGATGTGCATGGCCCGCACCTCGCTGATCCTGCCGTTCTCGACGCTTTTCGATATTTGCAGGATGGTTTCCGCCTTGTTGTTCAGCTCCGAGCCGATATGCCCCCGGGTATTGTCGTCGCCTTTGTTCAGGTGCAGCACCGTATGGATGTGCAGCTCGTAGTAGCTCGACCACCGCATCAGTTCGTTGATGATGTCGAGCGACTCGCTCGGACTGTTGATGTCGTGGATCAGGTCGCGGATGCCGTCGATGATGACCAGTCCGATGTTCTGCTCCTCGTGCAGCGCCCAGCGGATGATGTCCCTGCGCTGGTCGGGCGTGTACTCGCGCAGCACGAAGAACTCGATCCGGTCGTTCTCCCGGTCTGTCGGCAGCCCCGCCAGCTTGAGTATCCGGTGCAGTACCTTGTGGCAGTGGCATTTGCTCTGTTCCGTGTCAATGTACAGCACGCGGTTCTTGCAGGGCGGCAGCTCCGCCTTGTATTTCAGCACCTCTTTCCCCGACAGGGCAGAGGCCACGATGGCGCTGACATTGAACGTTTTCTTGCTTTTGGGCTTTCCGGTCGATGCGCTGAAATTGCCCAACGTCGCCACGGTCACGCCGTCTACCTGCACGATCTCCTGCGGAAAGTCGTACTTTTCGGTGACATTCAGACGAATGTATTGCAGTAGCGACTTGCATTTCTCCTCGTCTATCCGGTGGTTGTCCGGTAGTGTCATATCGGTTTTTTTCATGATTCTCATTTCTTGAATGTTCGTGGTTTCTGCTGTTGCTCCAGCCTGTATGCAAGCAGGTTGGCCCGGCTCTCTATTTCCCTGCCGGACACGCAGGGGTTGCGTCTTATCCATTCGTTCAGGTCGTCCCTGCGGACGAAGATGGTCTTCCCGTTCGGCTTATATACGGTAAACTCCCTCGAAGCCGTCAGTTTGTAGACGTAACTTTTCGACACTTGGAGGTAGTAGGCCACCTCGTCGATGGTCAGGAACTCCTTCGCCGTGTAGGCTACTTCCTCCACCCGTTTCAGGTGAGACAGCAGTTCGTCCAGCGAGCCGAACCGCTTCAGGTAGTTGTCCACTCTCAATATCTCTTTCTGAAAATCCTCCAACGAGTTCTTTTCGAGGAAAGATTTCAGCCCTTCTATGCGTGCAAGCAACAGGTCTATCTCTTTTCTGTTCATATCGTCTCGTCGTTTGTGCAGGCCGTCGGCTCTGCCGTTTGTACTTGGTTTTTCATCGCCCATTCGCACAGCTCCCGCCGGTTGAAATACACCAACTTGCCGTTAGGCTTGTAGTGCGGTATCCGCTTCGAGGAAGTGAGCTTGTAGAGATAACTCTCCGAGAGGCCCAGATAGGCCGATGCCTCGGCCGTCGTCAGTACCTCCTTGACAGCCCAGATGTGGTCCTTCAAGAGCTCGACACAGCTCTCGATCGCCTCTATTTTATCCACTTCGTCGATCTTCTGTTCCAGCGATCGTATGCGCTCGATGGGCTTCTCCGACCTTACCATGTCGATGATCTTCTCCATCTGGCGTATGCGGCCGGATGGCAGCTTGTTTGCGTTTGTCGTCCTTCGGTGTGTCATGGATGGATGCTGTTAAGGTTTGACAATAGCGGAGCGTCCCCCGCAGCAACCCGGTTGCGGGGGACAAAGGTATGGGCATCCGGCCGGCTCTTCGCGTTGATATTGTTGAGTGTCAAGACCACTCTCAACACAACTATCGACAAATCCGGCTTCTTATGTTACACTTCCTTGCTCTTGATTTTCCTTATGTATTTGTCAATGATGGCAAGAAAATGCTTTTCAGAAATACTAGGTGGCGTTTCTTTACTTCTATTGAGGGTGGATGACATGTCGTGCTGGTCAAGGTATTTCCTGCCCGAAGAACTCACGACAAGTTTCTTTTTTGCGATCACGGCCTGCCAATGGTAGGGAATGATGCCGCTCGACGCCAGTTTGTCCAGCAATACGACCAGCCGGGTATTGTTCCGTGAGGTCATTGTCCGCAACGTGTCCGTCGCATAGCGGGCGGCCACGTCGTCCGCGTCCAGTTTCTCCTTAAATAAACCGACCTCATTGGCAAGTTGCACAATGAGGTCAATCGTATACTTGTCGAGTACAGACTCGATGGTGTTATTCGACGGGATTGGTTTAGTCCTATCCCTGTCTTCATGTCCGGTTTCGATAGGTATTGTTTTCGGTAGGTCGGAAACATAAAATTCGTTGAGCAAATCCGCAATTTCAGCATCATCTAATTTATTGCGGTTGAAATATTTGCATACTAATTTTTCATGTTCCCTCAAAAGATCGGTTATGGTGTAGTAGTTCTTCTGGTGTTCATTTTTGCTCCAGGCATCTTTTTCGTCATGGAACTGATTTGAATGAATGAAATCAAGCGCATAGCGCTTGTAGCTCTTTTGCAAGGTCGATACTTCGGCCTTATAAGTTTCATGGGCTTGTTTGACCAACCGGAATAGCCCTTGTGTTCCGGTCTGCGCTGGGGTCCACCGAGACCTGAGCATCGCTCTTTTCAAAAAGAGAGAGGTGCAAAGATAATTTCTTTGTCATGGACTTAAATTTGAATTATTGTTATTTTTCTCCATTATTTTGGAGGTATTTGTATCACGCTTTCCCACTTTGTTGTATTCATTCGCTATATGCTTTAACTCTGTATCGTATGTGTTTAACAATCCATTCTTTACAAGCGAATGATAGTTACAGACCATATTTTGCCGATTGGGTACTTTTTCGTTCTGTAAACGGAAACAATACAAGCACTTCACCCCTACATCTAAAGGGTTGTCGGCCTTGAACGCTGAATGAACGAAATATATGAGTTGCGACTGTTTTTTTGTCCATACTACAGGCTGTTTGAATTTAGGTTCGTCAAAAATTCCGTTAAATATACTGAAAGTCGTATTCGAAGCGATGTATTTTTCATTGATAAGTAGTTGATACATAGTATATTTTTCTTTATGGCTATGGGTATTATGGAATATGGGTTTACCTAAATATGAATAGGTAATTCTCTTTTTAGTTCTGCATTGAGAGTGATACTCTCTATTGATTGAATCTGTCGCATATAGCCTTCAGCCTCGTATCGTACCGGTCCATCCATCCCGCCCGTTTGATCCAAGCGAAGCCCGTCACGAGGCTCGCCTTATGCGGCTTCTTTCCGCCGATGCGGAAACAGCATTCGCCCTTGATCCATAAATTCTTCCTGTTGAACCGGCTGAATGCCTGGTGGATGAAATAGGACAACTGCCGCTGGGTTTTTGTCCATTCCACCGGACTTTCGAACCTTGCCTTGTCGAAGATACTGCCGAATGCCTCGAATGTCGTCTCCGGGGCTATGTACCCGTATTTTACCAAATCTTCGTACATGGCCCGTATCTCCTCCTCGCTTTGCGGCACATAGAACGTTGCGGCTTCGTGTACGGGTTCGAATCCGGCAAAATCCACTTCGGGATAGAGTGCCCGGGTCTCTTCGTAGCAAACGGTATTGTGCTTGGGGATACGGCAGGTATTGAACCGTTTCCCGTTCTCCCTGTGCCATTGTTTCTCAAACAGGACATACGGGCTGTGCAGTTTGCATAGGCTCGACACCGCATAGGCGATGACTTTCAGTTGCAGGGGGGACGTCTGCGGAACGGGTTGGTAGTGTCGGTCCAGTATGCCCGCATCGACGGCTCTTTGCAGCAATGCAGCCACCCGTTCGTTGGCTAACGGCTCTATCAGATCGCCGTATTTCTCCCTCTGCTCCTCGCTTCGGGTATCGCACAACGACGACAGCGTTCGCATGTGCTTCACATAGTCGTCGAGTATCTTGGCCTCTTTCGCCCCGATCTCCTTCCTGCAGCTTTGCACATACTTCTCCACCATGTCGGTAAACCCGATATTGGCAATCAGACGGGCCACCTGCGGGGAAGCGTCCAATTCCATGTACCGGCATACCTCCTGCGTCCATTCGGCGATATGTTTCCATTCGGGGTCGAGCGCCTCAAATTCAACCTCGTCGTCCGCATCCAACTGGTATTTCAACTCTCCGATGATGCGGGTAATCTTTACTATTTTTATGACGGCTTCCTGTCTTGTCATACGTTTTCTGTGTTATCCGATGTCGGGAATGAGCGACACGGCGTTCTGTTTGTTCTTGTCCAGCACCTTGGCGTATATTTGCGTCGTCGTCAGGAACCGGTGCCCGAGCAATTTCGATACGGTATAGATGTCTGCGCCCAGGTCGAGCATCAGCACGGCAAACGTGTGCCGGCTGCAATGGAAAGCAAGTAGCAAAGCAAACGATTTCGGAATTGAATAAAGCAAACGTAAACGGTTGAGAAACAAGTGAAAACGTTTTTCTCGCACTATATACTTAACGCAAGAAATTACGGTTTTGAGCAAGTATTCAGTTACCAAATCGTTAGCTTGGCTGTTACCGAAAGCCGAGAGGTAACAAAATAATCTGCGATAGCATCACATTGCGTTGATTGTCATTACTTTGCATAGTAAAGAACGCTTATATATGGGCTAACTTAGCAACCAAAAATATAAGCGTATGAAAGTAGAAAAATTCAAGGTGTTGCTCTACCTTAAAAGGAGCGGATTAGACAAGTCGGGTAAGGCTCCCATCATGGGACGAATTACCGTAAACCGAACGATGGCGCAGTTCAGCAGCAAGCTGTCGTGTACTCCCGAATTATGGAATCCTCGCGAGAGCCGACTCAATGGCAAGAGCAAGGAGGCTGTTGAAATCAATGCCAAGATTGATAAGTTGCTGCTTGCCATTAACTTGGCATTCGATTCTCTTTTGGAGCGTAAGATTGATTTCGATGCAACGGCAGTCAAAGAAGCGTTTCAAGGTAGCGTTGAAACTCAAATGACACTGCTCAGACGATTGGATATTCATATTGAGGATATGCAGTCGAGAATCGGTATCGATGTCGCCAAGTCATCTATGTCAACCTATATCTATACTCGTAGATACCTTGGTGAGTTTATCAAAAAGCGTTTCAAGGTTGAAGATTTGGCTTTCGGACAATTGAATGAGCATTTGGCATATGAGTTTCAGGAGTATGTCTTGAAGGATAAAGGTCTTGCTGTTGATACGGCAAGGCATTATCTAGCCATACTCAAAAAGATTTGCCGACTGGCTTTCAAAGAAGGTCATTCGGAGAAACGCTATTTCGTAAATTTCAAACTGCCAAAAGAGAATAGGAAAGCACCACGTGCATTAAGCCGAGAGGACTTTGAAAAGATACGGGATTTGGAAATTCCTGCATCAAGAGTAACGCATAATATCGCAAGGGATTTGTTTCTTTTTGCTTGCTATACAGGCGTCCCTTATGCCGATGCTGTTTCAATAACAGACGATAACATTTATACCGATGACAATGGTGCATTATGGCTGAAATATCTGCGTAAGAAAAATGAACATTTGGGACGAGTAAAACTATTGCCTGAAGCTATTGCTCTGATTGAGAAATATCGCAGTAATGAGCGCAAGGAATTATTCCCGATGATACACCACCCTAATCTGCGAAGGCATATGAAAGGACTTCGAGACTTGGCAGGAATTAAGACGGATTTGGTCTATCACATGGGGCGTCATACCTTCGGAAGTTTGATTACGCTTGAAGCAGGAGTTCCCATTGAAACAATCAGCAAAATGCTTGGACATACCAACCTTACCACTACTCAACTTTATGCTAAGGTAACACCTAAGAAGTTGTTCGATGATATGGATATATTCATCAAGGCAACAAGTGATATGATATTAGTTTTATAACGTACAAACAGTTTGAATTATGAGAAGTACATATAAACAACTATACTACATTAACCGCAGCAAAATTAAAGCTGATGGAACAACCTCCATTATGTGCCGAGTAACCATTGATGGCAAAGCCATTGTGTTGGCGACAGGGCTTTATTGCACTCTTAATGAATGGAACAGCAAGAAAGGCGAAACAAAGAATAGTAGAATCAATGGTATGCTCAATGACTATAAGAATCGTATTGATGATACTTACAATAGTCTGCTAAAAACAAATGGCGTCATTACAGCCGAATTGCTAAAGAATGCCATTACGGGTGTTTCAGATATTCCAAAATACATATTGCAAGCAGGAGAGATAGAGAGGGAGAATCTTAAAATCCGTTCTGTACAGATTGACTCCACATCCTCTTATCGTGGGTCAAAGATGTATCAACACTATTTGCGTGAGTATATCAATTCGTTGGGCAAAGAGGATATGCTATTTACCGACATTACAGAGGAGTTTGGCAATAACTTCGTACTCTATATGAAGATGAACTACCCGCATAAGCCATCATATAGGAACCATTGTTTGTGTTGGCTAAAACGATTGGTCTATTTGGCTGTGGATAATGGCATCTTGCGTTTCAATCCAATAGAAGATGTCCAGTATGAGAAAAAGCCACCAAAGAAATTGATGTACATAAGCAAAGGTCAATTGCAGGATATTATGAATCATCCAAAACTCGATCCATTGCAAGAATTGGCAAGACGGACATTTGTTTTTTCTTGTTTTTGTGGCTTGGCGTATGTAGATGTACAACGATTATATCCTCATCATATAGGAACAACTGCTGATGGTCGAAAGTACATAAGAACATACCGTAAGAAAACAGATGTAGAGGCTTTTATTCCACTGCACCCGATTGCTGAGCAGATATTGTCGCTGTACAACACCACTGATGACAGCAAGCCAATCTTTTCATTACCTTGCAGAGATATGATTTGGTTCGAGATACACGAATTGGGATTCTCACATCAATTCAAGCATAACTTGTCCTACCATCAATCGAGGCACACATTCGGAACGCTCCTTGTCTCGGCAGGTGTACCAATGGAGAGTATTGCTAAAATGATGGGACATACCAATATTCGTACAACTCAAGGCTATGCAAAAGTAACTGATGATAAGATTTCAGAGGATATGGATAGATTGATGGAGAAAAGAAATTCTATGGTACAAGTATAGGATTTATACCGTCAGTCGCTTATTCCCGTTGCTGTCCATTAAGTTAGTACAGACTCTTCTGAAAGTGAAAAGGTCAAGCAGCAAGCCGTTTCGGGCAGAATCTTCCTCCTACGGAGAGTATTCAGCCCGAAAACCTTTCCCCTTTCACGTCTGTACAATGGACGCTCTTGGCAACGGAAACAAACGACTGACGGAAAAGTAATTAAAACACAAAAAAGAACAGCATACAAGTTGGTCTATGAATGATAGCCTAAATGTACGCTGTTCTCATTTTTATTCATAGAAGGGATATTTTTTAGGAATAATCATAATTTGGCAGACGGTAAACTGCACTCCCTCCAGAAAAATAATTGGCTTCGCATCGCTGATTTTCCTCTCTTTCGTAAACTTTTTTGGCATTTGCTTTGTAAAATGTAATAAATGTATTACATTTGCAACATGAGAACTATGATAAGAAGTACAGAATTCGATGAGTTTTACAACTCGCTGCCTGCAAATGTTCAGAACAAGGTCAAATATGCGATGAACATTTTAGCAGATGTAAAGGTCGTAAATACCAAGTTGGTAAAGAAACTTGTAGATACAGATTTCTATGAGTTGCGCATATCTGTAGGCAATGAGTATAGAGTAATCCTCTTCACCATTGACCATGAGAATTTTATTGAAGCCGAGCAGATACTTCTTTTGAATGGTTTTATGAAGAAGTCCACAAAGGACTATAAAAAGGAGATACAAAAAGCAGAACAAATTTTAAACAGTTTACAGCAATGAGACCAAAGATTAACATTAACAAGCTCAAACATCTTCCTACCACCGAGGATATGTTTGTCGATGAGTACGGAGCAAAAGGTACTGCTTCGCGTGATGAGTTCGATGCGAAGTCTCGTGCCTGGTACTATGCCGAGGTGTTGAAAAACGCCCGTAAAGCCGCAGGAATTACTCAACAGCAGCTTGCCGACAAGATTGGCAAGAAGCGTGAGTATGTGGCTATGCTCGAAAAAGGCGAAACCGATATGCAGCTCTCCACTTTCATTATGATTTCGGAGGCAGTCGGATTGAAATTCGCCTTGACATACTAATGTGTATAAATTGGATAAATTCATTGACATAGCGAGGCTACCATAAAAATGTGGTCTCGCTTTCAATTTTATATAAGGATAGAACAGCTATGTCACTATTAAGTCTAGATATACTTGAAGGCAAAACAAGTAAATATGAAACGAATCATATTCACATGATTGTAGATGGCGATATTTCCTTTCCTGTTACAAATATGAACGATAAACAATATGGAACTTTTTTTCATGAGTATATACATTACCTACAACATTTTACTACAATGTTTGGAGTGAAAATATGTACAATGTATAATAAAATGTTTATTCTATATGTAGATTATTTAAAACATAATAAAACTGTAAAATTACCATTAGAACTATGGAAAGAAGATCAAGGGCTAATGAATTTTATTTCTTTCTTCAATGACATTAAAGGAGATAGGAATTGTCCCCATCATATAGATGAAGTAGAAATTTCACCTATAGAAATATCATTAGCAAAAAGTAATAGATGTGCTGTTCAAATAGGTTTGTATGATTTTGAGAATGATATAGCATTGGAAAACGGCTTTAAATTTGGATATACTTGTATCATAGAAAGCATGGCTCATCTCATACAATCATTTATTAATGAAGAATTATATCATCCTACTATTCCATATTGTGCAGCAGAATTAATATTTAGAGCTATTTATGCTGATAAATCACATGATATAAAGATGATGATTTCACTGTGCTTTTGTTCTTTAATGTTTGACAATCCAGGAGTCGCTTTCTTTGAAATGATTAATTATTCCAAAAATAATCCCACATTAAATGGCTATGAGCTTTATAAAAAACTAATACGGGATCATTCCATAAAGTATAAAAAGGAAGAAATGCCAATATACAGAGCCTTATGTATATTTCTCGATGAATTAAAAGTCAATATTAGTCAGGCTATAGGTTGTAAATTAGATTATTACGATGAGGTTATAGAAAATTGTAAAAATGAGATTAAAAGTGGGAATAGTGTTTTGTTGGATATTTTATATAATGCAGATATAAGTGATAAGAATTATTTTTCAGAAGTTTTTGAAAAAGTATATGGATATCCATTTATTGAAGCAGACAATATGACAGTAATGCCAATGGATAATTCACGGCAACCTTCTAAACCATATATAGAAACTGCAACTATGATTGGCTTGGAATTAATATTTAAACGGGTAAAATCCTATAACAATACTACTTGTAGTTGGTATAAGACTTGCTCCAAGGCACTATATACTCAAAATGATAAAACTAGTATAGAGTGTCTATGTGATCAATGGAATAAAACAGAGTTATGCCTAATGACAGAAGCTTTAAGATACTATGGGATAAAAGACAACGAATACATACAAGAATAGCTATTTATTCGAAAAATGCCACATTCTCAAATCCATATGATAAGAGAATGTGGCATTTTTGTAGATTCTTACCTTTACCCACTATCCCGTAGTCTGTACGCCTCCTTGAATCCGCTCATGATTGTCCGCTGCACATCGGAGGTGCGGTAGAGGATTTTGCCACCTACCTGAATGTAAGACAAGATGCCATTGTTTCGATAATCTTGGAGCGTTCTTCGGCTCACTTTCAAGATGTGGGCGACCTCCTTGTCGGTCAGCAGTTCATCGTTGAACGCACCCGGCTGTCGGCTCTCAAATAACTTCTCTATTGACACTAACAGTCTGTCGATGTTAGAGTGGAACATCTTTACCCACTCATGGTCTTTTTCTCTGATCTCATTGTTCATAGGCTTTTAATATTTATCATAGTTATTTTACTCATTACACTCTGTCAAATGGTTCTACCTCGCCATTTGGCATCCTTGCGTCTATCCTCCACGATCCTGATAATGCGTTCAACATCTTCAGGGCGATAGTAGGTCTTGTTCCCAATCTTGCTAAATGCAAGCGTCCCGTTATCACGAAGCGTCTGCAATGTCCTCGGACTGATACGCAGCTTTCGGCATACATCGTGGTTATCCATCCATTCGTCAATCTTCTTCTCACCGTGTCGGCGACAAAGGTTATCCACTCGCTGCACGAAGTACTCAAACTTGGCAGCAATTCCCTCAAAGGTTTTCTCTTCAAAACTGATGATGTTCATTGTTGTCAATATTTATAGTTACACTTAATTTTCGTTGTTCTGTTGCTATTTCCACTGCAAATAAAAGCAGGAAAAATCATACTGCAATGGGTGTGTCTATACGTGTCATAGGTTGACATATCATTGCATATTCGGTGCGATAAATCGCCCCTCTAAATTCAATCATATTCATCGTTACAATCATTTTTCTTTTCGCTGTCATTTCGTTTTATTGGTGCGAAGTAATAGATAAGTTGTCATACCTCAATGGTTCATCGGACTTGTTGCAGTATCTGGCGTAGTTCGTGGCACTTTAACAGCCTATACTTATAGTTTTACTCACAAATCAAGTATAGTTATCACACCTATACACTTAGTTTCCAATTAAAGCGACTGCACGTTTCGGATCTTGTCCGCTGCATTGTAGTTTGTCAGACCGATGCTTATCCGTCTGCCAAATTTTTGCCCGAACAGCCGAAACAGACCCCCACTAATCAGTCATAACAGGATTGCGGATAGACCAACTTCCGATGTCTCGGCAGTCCGTCTATCCGCTATCGAAATTAAGGCTTTAATTTCCTCAATTTATGATTCTATCCGCAATTTATCATCACTCCCAATAACAGAAATTTTGAGCAGTCCTCACCATTAGTTCACCTGCCTAAAAAGCAGAATAATACTTAATTGCCTAACCGAATCCAATCGTTTCATTGCCTGAATTATACACACTTACTTTGCTCACGACAATTGGTCAATGTGCGCACTGAGACCTGAGTGATAACCCAAAAAAATGCAAATATGAAAAAGACCGAATCAATTGAAAAAGACGCTTTGACTGAAATGATGAGTCCGAGCGTATCGCCATCGGCAGCGAGAGATGCCGAAGTTAAAAAGAGTGTTGAATTGGCATTGCAGGATTATACGCCAAAGAATGGTATTGCAGATACTGTAATCGATGAGGAGGCAGTAGCCGAGCCACAATCCGTTATGGATGTTTCAATCATTACAGAGGAGCCGCCAACCATCCAACGCAGAGTAAGTAGCAAGCAACGCAAGCTCTCGTTGGAGGAGTACCGCAATGCCTATCTGAAAGTCCCTACTATTATTGACCGCAAGCCTGTATTTGTCAGTTGCGAGGTAAGGGACAGACTTGAAGATTATGTCCGCAAACTCGGAGGTCGCAAGATGAGTGTTTCGGGCTTGCTTGAGAACATCGCCCGTCAGCATCTTGATACTTACAATGCCGACTTCGAACAGTGGAGAAAATTGTGATGTAAGGCTGCATGCCGTAATGCCGACCATACAGCATGTCGGCAGGCAGGCTGTCCAGCCTGCGATAAAGCGAGAACCCGAGAGTGCGAGAGGTCGGAAGCACGGAATAACGGAAGCAACCGATATACCGCTCACGGTACCATTATCAGCGACTGAAAAAGGCACTCTCAGCCATCGAAAACCACCAATGACGGCGGATGCAGCAAGACCTCAGTCTTGGGGTGTAGCGAGGTTATCTTTCGGGATGCCGAAAAATGTCGGACGAGCCGCCATTGCACCCGAAAAACCTCGCTCCACCCTTAAGGTGGAGGCAATCAGCTCCCGATGGTCGCAGATTGTGAAAAGCCAAATTGAAAATCAATAACCAAGTAAAAAATCGCAATGATGAATAATAAGAAAATAACGAAACTCAAGCCCAGAGGCAGACCACAGGTAAGCACTCTGAAACGACTTACAAAATCAGTAACGGTTAAGTTCTCAAAGCCCGACTATGAGAAACTACGCCATCGAAGTAAGAACGCCAATCGGACGCTTGCCGAGTATATTCGAGATGCTGCTTTTGAAGCACGCATAGTAGCCAAACATTCGGCTGAGGATGCAGCCGTAATTCGCAACCTTACGGGTATGGCAAACAACCTCAATCAGCTAACAAAGCTATCGCATCAGACGGGATTCTATCGGACAAAGAATATAGTGATGGAAGTTCTTGAAAAACTCAAGTCAATAATGAGCGACTACAAAGCCGAAGAAAGGAGGTGCAGATGA